TAGCGAAACGCTATATCGACCGACCATTGCGCACCGTTTTGGTGCATCACTTCGGCCTCGCCGTGGCCAGCACGTAGTCGATCGCTTCGGTGGCGACGCGCTGATAGTTCGCCGCGATGGTGTTTTCTGCGATGGCGAAGAACGGGAAGCGCACTCGGTATTTCGGCGATCCATCCGTCGCCAGCATGATCGGCAGCGCACCCTCGCCGAAGGCGCTGCGCACCCGCTGCCACACGCCGGCCTGCCCATCGATCGTGCCCCAGAAGTACGCCGACGCGCCGCTGCGGGCCTGCTTGGCCATGCTGCGCGCGCTGCCAGTGGCGTTCGCCGTGTAGCCCTGTTCACCGAAGGCACGCAGCGCAGACAGCACCTGCACGATCTGGCCACGCTGCATGTTGCCGTGCGCGTCCAGGCGCGCGCCTGACGCCGGTACAAGGTACTGGCCTTTGGGTAGGTAGCCCCTGATAGCCAAAGCGCGTTCTGAGCGCTTCTGAGCTCGTTCCCCGCCGAACGCTTGCGGCCGCAGGTACTTGTCCGCCGGCGTGCCCTTGGTGGCGTAATCCTTGAACCACACACGCGCTTCGGGCTTCGCCTTGCTGCCAGGCGTCAGCTGCAGGCTGTTCAGGGTGAACCGCGTAGGCCGATCGATGCGGATCTTGATGACCTTGAGTTCGTTGGACTTCACCACCTGCGCCATGCGATTGGCGATCAGCGATCTGGCGAAAGGCAGCTGATCGCGGGTTATGCGATCGAGCTGCGCGGCGACTTCCTTGGAATTGGTGTCGACGATGAGCATGGCGGCCACGGTGGCAGGTGCGATGGCCAGATTGTACGGGTTTTGCGGGGGTTCTGGTGACAGGAACAGCGGTAACAGATGTTCCGCCTGCCGTTACTGCTGTCCGTTACTGCCTAAGTATTTGATTTGCCATAATATAATAAATAAAAGTAACAAAAGTTATTTATTTTATTATATAGCCCCCTAGGGATGTTTCACTGCCTTGGGTGTATTGGGGATCACATATTCTCTATGGGGCTTCGTCTGGAAAGCCGTTACCGTTACTTCTGTCGTAAGTTTTTGATTTTTAAGGACATGAGGTGGAACAGCGGTAACAGGATTTTCCGTCGATTGCGGATCGCAAAATGTGTGCTGGCATTCACTAACATTCATTGCGATAAAAAAGCCCGCATGCGCGGGCTGGTTATTATGCGATGCGGATCACCAATGTGCGTCCGTCGTCGTCCTTCCTGACCCTAAACTGGGCGCCATTCCTTCGGCCCCAGTTGTGAGCCGCCACCCTGGCGGACTCCCGTTCTGCGATGTCGACCGCGAAGGCGTGGCCCACTTCCATGCTGGGGAACGGGTACTTCATCGGCTGTTTATTTGGCTTCACCTTGGACAAGTCTACACGTTCAAGCTGATACATTACGCAATCCTTCGTTGTTGTTGGGAGCGTTATAGTAACACGCGAATACAGGCATAAAAAAGCCGGGGTCACCCCCGGCAAGACGGCCTGCAGTAGTCGTTTCAGGCTTCGGCCAATTCGTCAGCGCTGCGCCGGATCTTCGCCACCGCCACACGTTCGGCGCCGGCGGCCGCTTCCTGGCGCATCCGCAGATCGCGGATCATGGCGCGCACCGCACGGCGGGCAGCTGCGCGCTTGGCCCTTTCAACCGGGTTGCGACGCATCGCTGCTGCCCTCCGCCGCGCTGGCTGCCTGGGCGGCGTCAATCGCCTCTCGCGGGGTGGCGAAATACTCGCCATCGTTGCCTGTCACGCACCAGCCGCGGAATTCAAGCCTGATTTCGTATTCGTTACTGCCATCGGTCTTGGGGAGCCGCACCTGTTCCTCGTAGCGGTAGACGGTCTGCTGCGCCGTCTCCAGCCAATCCAGCCGCTCCGCATCCCGCCGCGCCTGGTCGTCGGCTATCCTCCATTCAAGCGCACCGGACCGCATGCGCGATGGCTTTGAGTCATCCCAATGGTGATACATGATGCCAATCTCGGACCGCTTGAAACCCTTGGGGACTGCGATCTCCACCGGCAACCAGATCCAGCCGGGCTTTAGTTGGTCGTCGGCGGTGGGCTGGGCCTGCGCGCGATTCCATCCCTTCTGGAACCCAGCATCAAAAGTGAGCCGACAGGCTTTTGAGTCCAAGTGCGGCCGCGCATCAAAGTAAGCATCGCTGGCAGCCGCCATTTCGCCTTCCATGATGGCTATTTCCTGTTCGCGTTGCTCAGCCACGGCCCACCTCCGGCTGCTGCTGGGCGAAGAGGGCGTGCAGATCGGCTTGGCTGACCATCACATATTGATCGCCGCTGTTCCGGTTGGCGGCTTCCTGCAACCGCGATACCGCATCATCCAGCACCACCCCGCCAGCGGCCTGCGCCACACATGGGTGCGTATCAGGCTGGTAATACCCTGGCCCGTTGTAGCCGCACTTGTCGCACGGAGCATCGCTTACAGCCACGGGCTTGGCCCTCCAGTTTGATGGGGTTTCATCGTCAGGCTTCGCATCAGGAAATGGCCCGGTTCCTTGATCGTGCCAGCAGATGCAAAGATCGCTTTTAGAATCGATCGCCTTGCACTCATTGACGCGGTAGAAGTATTGCTGCTCGGCCTGCGCCGGGGGCGGCGGGGCGGCTTGCAGCATGGCGCGGAATACCGCCTCCAACATGGCCGGCCAAGAACGGACGCCGGTCCTGTGCTGATCGTCCCAGGCTTTCATCCCGGCTGCGGCCATTTCTCCGGTGAACTCCGGCACCGCCCGGGGCTGCTGCTCCAGATCGGCGATGCGCCGCTTCGCCTCGGCCAACTGCGTCCGCAGTTCGTCGGCGGTGTGAATGTCGCCGATAGCTTCGGCCGCGGCCGCATCCAGCTTCGCCACCAGATCGCGGATCAGCCACGCCAGCGGCTTTTCCCTGTCGTTGTAGTCGCCGAGCGCATCGCGGATCTTCGCCGCCAGCTGTTCGCTGTGGTTCATGCTGCACCCCCGCGCACGGCCAGTTCATCGGCCATCGCGTGCGCCTGTTCCGCGACACTGGCCATTGTTCCGGCTAGGTGGTAGTCGCTGGGGATATGGATCGCGCCAAACCGCGCAGCCATAGCCGCCTGCGCAGCATCCATCCGCCGCGCGTCGCGGATCATGTCGTCGAGCCATTCGGTGCCGCTGTTCGGCACGCGCAGGGTGATGGCTGCGAATTCGCGGCCGGACAGTTCGCGGTAGCCTAAAAACGCCGGATCTCCCCGCCGCGCCGAACCACGTTCAACAAACCCTATAACGGACCCATTGTAAGAAACGGACTGCAGCGGACTGTCACCGAAAACAGGATCGCCATCGGCCAGGCGATCATCCTGCGCGCCCCTGTCAGCCGGCTGTTCGCCGTTTTCGATGGCGATCAGTCGATTATGGATCGCCGACCAATATTCGGCGCCCTGCGGCGACGCCTCCCAACGGAACTGCCCAAGTATCCATTCTGAAAGCGACGTATCAGGCCCCGTTCCGCCGCCGCCTGCGTCCATCGCCAAATCCAGCGCCGCGCATTCCTCCGGCGTCAGGTGCTTTTTAACATCGTCGATCGTGACCACATTGTTTCCCCTTGCCGCGCGTGGCGGCGTGACGTGGCCCGCGCTGCGGGCCGCAGATTTAGTTCGTGGTGGCGTCCTGATACTGCGCTTCGACTTCTGCGTTCCAGTCGTCGCACGCTTCTATGAACAGGATATGCTGCGCACAGGCGCGCAGCGATTCGATGGCGCAAGAATCGCCCCTGATCGCACTGGAAAACGCAGAATTGACGCCCATCAGCGCAGCAACATGCGGTGAAATGGGCGCTTTTTCGCCGGAACAGCCGTCCGCATTCTGGTGCCATTCGATCATCGCGCCGCCTTCGTGATAGGTCGTCTGAAAAACAGCGACGAAGGGAATCCCGTACTTTTTGCACAGCTCGACGATCTGGTCTTTAAGCGGTTCAATATCGCGCTTGAAAAGTTCTCGATTGTCGTAGTGCCATGGTTTTGTAATAGGTTTCTGGCCGTCCACAGTCCGTTCCTCATTTTGGTTTTGATTGCCCGGCGTTAGCGGCCGCCGGGGTGCCGTTGTTTATTTCCCGCAGGATTGCGCGCAGCTGTTCCTTGCACCGTTCCAGCGCGCGCGTGTCCGCAATTATTTCCAGCGCCTTCGGCTTACACTTCTCGCAGGTGAACGGAACTCCAGCCATGCACCGATAAAGCCTGCCGGTGTTGGCGCCGCACCAGCTGCACGCCGGCTTAGTCCTTTTTGCCCGCATCTTGAGTCAGAAGCATGGGGCCGGGATTCACGCCGTTTTCCGATGCGTCCATTTTGTGCAGAACTTCGGCATACTGGATTTCCAGCTCTGCAGTTTTCACGATGGCTCCTGCTACACTGACCATCGCTTTCGCGTCCTGAACGCTGATTTTCCCCGCGCGCAAACTTTCTGCTGTTTCGAACAGCATTTCGCGCAGCGTTTCGGTAGTTCTGTTGCTGGCCATGGTTTTCCCCGTTTGTTTTTGTTGCCGGGCTGTCTCGGCCGCCAGGTTCGCCGTGGTGATTCTGGCGCCATCCGTGGCGCCGCGCTGTTATTCGCACCGAAGGCCGATCTGCCCGCCCATCGTGGTGGTGCGCACGTTGTACGGAACCCGCAACGCGCGGCAGTAGCAGCCCATCCACAGTTCGCGGAGGCGAGCGCGATCTTCGGGGTGCGCGGTGGCGATCGCAAATTGTATGGATTCTTCGGCCGTTTCTGTGGCGCGGATATTGTGCCGTTTGCAAAAGCGTTCTGCGGCGGCCTGTACGCGGGCGCGGTCATCTTCTTCATATTTGCGGATGATTGACATGCTGTTCATGCTGGCTTTTCTCCGTTCGTTGTTGGTGTGTGCGCCATCCTTGGCGCCGTGCATCCCTCTTTACTTCTGCCCGCGCCAGGCGTCAGCGTCGGCAGCCGATTCAAAAGCCATATACCCGCCGTCGCATTTGATGATTTCTGCAGCCCACGGTGCGCGACGAACTGCGGTGCGGCGTGTTTTGCATTCGATGAATTCTTTTCTCATGGCCATTTCTCCGTTGGTTGTTTTCGCTACCGATGGTTGTAGAGTACGCGCGCAACGCCGCCTGCGCAATATTGCGCAATAGATTGTTTTGTTCTTAAAACAGCAGTCCATATAAACAAAAAGCCCGCGCACCGTTGCCGGTGGCGGGCAAGCCGTGGGATCGAAATCAGTCACATACCATCGCCACCGGCACGGCCACATAGCGCGACTGCGCCCCCGCGAACTTTTCCGACCGCGCGCCTTTCGCCGCGCCTGGCAGCCGCGCCAGCACCGCCGCCCAGGAATTCGCCCATGCCGTGTCCTGCATGATCCTGGCGAGTTCCGGGTGCTGGTTGGCGATCCACACCTGGCCGCTTTCGATGCGGATGCCATGGCGCCGCAGCGTGTCGTTCGCGTCGGTGCTGTTCACGCCGGCCGGGTCCGACGCCCGCCGGTCGGCGATCGCCACCAACTCGCCCAGCGACCGCTCGCGCGTGCCAAGGTCGCCCACCACGCGCACCATGCGGGCCATCATGTGCGACAGGCAGCGGCTGCCGTCGTCCTGCTCGTTGATGGCCCGTTCGTCGCTCCAATCCTGCGCGGCCAGCCATTCCCGCGCCGCTTCGGGGGTGATGCGCTTCCCGCTGTATAGCGCATAGCAGCCAGCCAGCAGCGTGCCGATCTGGTCGCCCAGCCGGCGCATGCCCAGCAGCGCGGCGCCGGCTTCGGCGAACACCTTGGCGTTGTGCCGAATGACCGGGATCAGCGATATCGCGCGCGCGTGCAGCCGGCCGATCCATTCTTCCGTCAGCGTTTCTTCGATCGCGTCCAGCATGGCGTTGTAGTTCGCCGTCGCCGCGGCGCTGCCGTCGTTCTTGACCAGCCCCAGCACCGAAATGCGCGTGCGCGCGGCGTGCTGGCCGATGTTGATGGTGATTGACGAAAAACAGAACATGGACCGGATGCGGAAGTGCGTCGACTTGCCGTTCGCACCCCCTTTGATGATCGCCGCGCCGCTGTCGGTCGCCGATTGCGTCAGCAGCTTTAGGATTTCCTGCGTGCGTTCGCCGTCCTTCCGGGTTTCGCTGTCGAACTCGTCGAACATCACCGGCAGGCTGTCTATGCCCAGATCCTGGCGGATGCCGGCTTCGGTGGTGGTGGACGCCACGAAAAGGCCCGCCGGCACAACGCACGGCTTGACGATGCCTTCCAGCACCGACGATTTTCCGCTGCCTGATTCGCCGGTGATCCAGATCGATGGCCGGTAGCGCAGCGCGCCGCAGATCGGCGCCAGCATGCAGAACCCGGCCAGCAGGCGGCCGCTGATCGATCGCTCCCAGTTCGGCATCGCGCAGATTTTGTCCAGCTTCACGGCGTCGGCCGCCGACAGCGGATCATCCAGCGACACCGGCCACGCCGGGCGCGCTTCGTAGATGAACCTGCTGGGCACGTCGATCAGCGAATGGCTGGCGCCATCGATCACCACCCGGTCGCCAAGATGCACAGCGCTGCGGCCATCGTCCCACCACGCGCCGCGGCCGCGCACGCTCTCGGGCCGGTACACGCCGAACGACTTCGACCGCTGGATCAGCGCGTTCGCCGCAGCGGCCCAGTCCACCATATCGCCGCTGCGTTTTTCCGAAGGGAACGACCGCTGCCAGTAGTGCAGCGGCGCTAGGAACATCAGCTGTCGGCTGCCGTGGTTGGCGGCCGACAGCTCGAGAACCTGCGGGAAATCCCTCGGCAGGTAGAAGCAACTGGCGCGGTCGCAGCCGAGATAGCGCCACGGCTGATCGCCGTCGGGCTGCTGGCGATCGTCCGGCGGGATATCGTCGTAGTCCGGCGCCGGCGGGTAATCGGCCGGATCTGGCGGCGGTTCATCCGGTGCTGGGGCTGGTGGCGCTGACGTAGGTTTCTGATTTTCCTCCGAAATGGGATTTCCCATATCGGATGCTTGTTCCGCTGGCGCCGGCGGGTGCGCCGCCATGATCTGTTCCGGCGTGCGCAGGTGGTCGCGGATATACGCCATCACCTGCGACTGGTCCCAGCCTTCGGCCTCGGCGTCGGCCAGGTCCCAGCCGTCCGCCAGCACCCCCGGCGGCGGCACTTCGATGATGCGCATGGTGGCGCCGTGTTCGGCCACCGCCGCGGCGATCGCCAGCATGGCGGCGATGCCTGGCTGCTGCTGATACGGCAGATATTCGTCCGTCTGCTGGTCGCGCTTGCTGTCGCAGTCCGGCCAGCCGACCACCTTCCGGCCGCGCAGCAGCGACCAGTCGGCATGCCGCACGGCCTTGCTGCCGCCCATCCACGACACCGCCACGATCGGCAGGCCCGCCAGCAGGCGCCGCGCGGCGTCGCACTTCTTGCAGCCTTCCACTACCAGCACCTGCCAGTCAGGGTGCGCGGCCAGCAGTTCGGTGCCGTACAGCAGGCGCGGCTTGGGCAGGCTGCCCTGTTTCCAGCGCGCTTCGCCGGTCTTGGCGTTCACTTTCCAGCGGACCGGGATGATGTCTTTCTTCCCGGGTTCCGGTTCGATGCGGCAGTCGTAGGCCAGCAGCGCGCCGGTGGCGTCGCGGTAGGGCCAAGCGCCCAGCACCGGGAATTCCTGCCATTCGCCGCGGCGCTGCACGCGCAGCGTTGCCGGTGCGGGTTCGTCGGCCGGCGCTGTGCCGGGTATCCAGTCGTCTGGTGGTGGCGCTGGGCGCGGCGCGGCGCGGCGTTCGAAATTCTCGTTCGCAGCGGCCGCACCCCCGGCGAGTTCAGCCAGGCGCTGGATCGCTTCGGCCGGCTGCATGCGGTGGTACTTCTGCAGGAAGTTGATCTGGTCGCCGGCTTCGCCGCAGCCCATGCAGTAATACAGACCGCTGTCGCCCTTGTCCGGTTCGACGGTGAAACTGGGGGTGCGTTCCGAATGGAACGGACACAGCGCCTTGTATTCGCTGCCCGCGCGTTCCAGCTCGACGCCGTGGCGTTCCAGCAGTTCGACCAGCGGCAGCTGTTCTTTCAGTTTGTGAACGTCATAGCGGGCCATCAGCGGCCCCATTGTCGTTGGCGTGGCGCAGATCGATGAACCGTCCGGCGTGCCGATAGGCGCGCAGCCTGGCCGCGTCGTAGGCGCCATAGGCCGCCAGCACGCTGGGCGCGCCGGAATTTGCCTTCGCGCGGGTGCCGTCTACGAAATGGAAGTGCAGGCGTCCGCGCAGGAACAGCACCGCATCCGCGCCATCCCATACGTGATCGAAGAACATTCCGGTTTCGGTGCGTGCGAAGATCAGCGCAGTTCCGCAGCCGTGCGCAACCAGCAGCGCGAGCCATGCGGCGGCTTCCAGACCATAGGGCGGGTTAAGCCAAACGCGACCATGCCACGGCATCGACAGGCCGTTATGTTCCTTCGTGTAGTGCTGCGCCGCGGTAGGCCACGGCCGAACGATCGGCGCGCAGGGGTCCAGATCGAACGGGCCGAGCGCTTCGATAATGTGGGGCGGCGTCAGCCATTCGTCGTTTTTCATTGCGGCGGACTGGTGGCCGCCGATGCCCTTCCTGCCCACGCCATCACCCCCGCCGTTCGATATCGGCGGCCGTCCGTGGCGCGTTGTCGTTGGCGGTCAGGTCGCCGCGGTCGTTCGGCGACTGATAATTTCGATAGTAGATTTTCCGCGCCGGATCGCCGACGTAGAACCCCCACTTATTTTTTTTGCTGCCGAAGATGAAAAACATCGTCCACACGCCGCCACCTGACACTGCATCGATGCGGTGCGTGGTTTCTGCACTGGCGCCGCGCGTGTCGCCAGGTTGGCGCAGTTCCAGGCCGCCGAATGATGTTTCTTCGATGTAGTAGCCGCGCAGCACGATGGTCCGCCACGGCCAGGGGTGATCATGCAGATACGGGTCGGCATCCGGCCGCAGAATATGGTGGATGCGGATCGAAACCGGCAGGTGCCAGCTGCGCGGGATCAGCCAGTATCGGTGCATGTAGTCGCCGATATGCACATACGGCCGGCGCATGGCGGTGCGGATCAGGAAATCGGTGATTGCAGGACGGCAGGCGATCCAGGCGACGGCGCGCCAGAATAGGTTTTTCATTGTTGTTTCCCTGGCAGATTGTTGTTGTGATCAGTATTGCGCAACTATAGCGCGCAATAATAGTGGAGCACAACTGATCAAGGGGAATAATTCTGCAGTAAATCCGTGAACTCCGCATCGCTGCGGACGATCAGCGCGATGCCGCCGGCGGCCGCCACCTGTTCGCGCCAGTTATTCTGTTCAGCGGACGCGCGGCCGCGCGCCGTCTTGGTTTCGACGGACAGGAACACGGCCACGCGGCGGCCGACCATTTCGGGGGTGATGGTGATGGAATGCCAGCCGATGCCGTCGCCAGATCCGACGAACAGACCGGCGTGCAGCGGCCGGGCGTTTTCGATCAGCACCGCGCCATCGGGCAGGCGCACGGCATGGCCAATCCAACCCTGGCCGACGTTATTGCGAAACAGTCTAACTCCCGGCAGCCGGCCGGCAGCCAGAAGAACGCGCTTCCAGATATTCGTCTCGCTCGCCGGGGCCTGCCGCGGCGGTGGCGGCATTGTCGGTTTTCTGGTGGTCATGCTGTAGCGGTGCGCCTGTCTGCGTTTTCGTTATCGTTCGCACCCATGAACTGCAGGTGGCCCAGTTCGCTGCGCAGGCGTTCGATTTCTTCGCGCAGCGCCTTCGGTTTCAGACCGTTGATCGTAGTGACCGGATATTGGCCGCCGGCGTCGATGAACTGGTGCGCCAGGTCACGCAGCTCGTTTTGAAGCCGTTCCTTTTCCTCGCGCGCCTGCAGAACGTGCATCGCGCGTTCTTTCGACATGCCTATCGCCATCAGCTGCGCCAGCGTGCGCGCCTCACCTTGCGCCTTCCTGGCCTGCATGGCTGCCGCGGCTTCCGGTGTGATCTCCACCAGCTTGCCGTCCACCTGTTCGGGCAGCGCGGTCCCGGTTTCGAACACATGATCGCATATCGTGCCGTCAGGTTTCACCAGCCCGCACACCTGGCGCGGCTCGGCGCAGCCATAACAAATCGGGCACTGCGTAATCGAAATTTTCGGCCCGTTGTCGTTCGCGGCGCGCGTTCCGCGCTTCCTGCCCTTTAAATCCCAATCCCTGTCCGCCATCGGCGATCCGTGCTTCGGTTCGAAGCCCCGTTCTGTTTGAACGCCTACGTTGCCCACATGGTCGATCAGGATGCCGAACGGTTTGTCCGATGCCGCGATCGCGGCCAGGCGCCCTTCGCATGTCGATAGGTCGAATCCTGGCGCGTATACCGGCCGCGCCACCCGGCCCGCCTGCTGCAAGAACAGCCCTTCGGATTCGGTGTACCGCAACATGATAGCCACTTCCGCGACCGGAATGTCGGTGCCCTCGCCGGCGATATCGACAGTAACGATCCCGTGCAGGCGACCATCGGCAAGGCCGGCGATCCTGCTGTCGCGCAAATCTTCGTCCATGTCGCCGATCACGACCTCGAACCGCCACCCGGAAGCCTTGAACGCTTCGGCGACGTGTTCCGCGTGCCTGACGTTCGTGCAGAAAACGATCGCCGGGCGCCCCGGCGCGATTTCGGAATAGTGCTTCACCGCGTCGCCAGTAACATGCGGCTTATCAAGTATCTGCGCCTGTTCGTCGGGATCAATGTCGCCACCCTTGCGGTGGGCCTGCGACGGGTCCGCCTTCCGTGGCGGCACGATGATGCGGAACGGCACCAGATAGCCGTCCTCGGCCAGTTCTTTCATCGATGGGCCGAGAATCATTTTGTCGAATACGTCGCCCAGGCCCTGGCCGTCAGTCCGGCACGGCGTCGCCGTCACGCCGATGATGATCGCGTTCGGGCAGGCTTCGATAATTCGCGCCCATGTGCCGGCGACGGCGTGGTGCGCTTCGTCGATGATGATGATTCGCGGGTTGAACCGTTTCAGCCAGTCCATGCGCCGCGCCAACGTCTGGACGCTGGCCACAGCCACTTCGGCGGCGTCGTCGACCATCGGCCAGCCGATCTTTTCGACGTGCGCGCGGCGGATGGCGGCGATTTTGTCGGGCGGGGCGACGATGCGGTGACGCACACCAAGGCCCCCGACCGCCAAGCTGGCCTGGCGCAAAAGTTCCTTGCGGTGTTCCAGTATCAGAATTCGGTTTCCGCGTGCCGCAGCGCCGCGCGCCATGGCTGCGTATGTGACAGTTTTGCCGCCGCCGGTGGGCAGCACGAACAGCGGCGCCTTGAATTTTTCGGCCAGTGCGCGGCGAATATTGTTCAGGCCGGTTTCTTGGTAGGGGCGAAGCGCTATCGTCACGGCGCGGCGCCCCCGGACGCCGGCAGCAGCTGCGCTTCGTTCTGCATGAAATCCAGCACTGTGCGCCCACAGGGCAGCATGATCTGACCAAGGAACGCGCCTTCGAACGACAGAACGCCGGTTTCGATGGCGGCCACCTGGCCCTTGATCCAGTCGCGCAGGATCGAATAGACGGCGACGCTGGCAACGTCCAGCGCCTTGCGTTCGTGTTCGGTGCGGGTGCAGCGCGTGCGCGAACCGTAGGGGTGTTCTTTCAGCCAGGCGGCGGCGTAGCCCTTGATCGACGCTTTCACGCTGACCGGCATGTTCCGGTATTTGAACTGCACAAGCACTTCGCCGGCTTCGTCGTCGATCATGCTGCCGAACGATGAACAGCCGAAGCCGCGCAGGATCTTCTGGATTTCGCCCAGCGCCTTTTCGCCGGCGGTTGTGTTTTCGTATGGCAGCGCCACTTATCCACCCCCTGCGCCACCGGCGCCATCCTGTTCGGCCGTCGCCGGCATCAGTTCATCGGGAATTTCCACCGCATGCAGGTGCGCCAGCACCAGCGACCGCAGCATCGCTTCCGGGTCGAACGGCAGCACCTGGCCATCCGGCTGGATCACACACACCACACCATCCATGATGCACGCCGGCTGGCCATACAGCGCGCAAACGGCCCACGCCAGCGCCTGGCCGCGCAGTTCTAGTGTCCGCACTTCCATGGTCAGCCCCCGGCCAGCGCGCGTTCCAGTTCCATGGCGTTGCGCTTGATGTCGCGCGCGATTTCCAGGGGGTTCCGCGGCGCGTCGGCCTCTTCGCCCAGCGCGTCGAACTCGGCGCGGTACTTCTCCGGCAGCGTGCCGCGCTTGTCGGCGACGCGCAGGATCGAAGCGCGCAGCCGTTCATAGCTGCCCGGCGCCGGTTCGGAACCTTCCGTCAGCCAGCGGTGCGGTGTGCTGGTGGCCATGCGGATGCGCCGACAGGCCGCATGGACGGCCACCTTGCATTCCGCTGCAAGGTTATAAACCTCCCGCCCCTTATTACCCTTTTCATCTTTTATCATCGAGCATCACCGAATATCACCGGAAGTTGTAGCGCGCATTATTGCGCAACTAATTCGATAGTGCAACGCGGTGACAAGATATCCGCCGGGAAACGGCGGTAAATCGATAGGGGCCGCGTGATATCGGAAAAACCGAAATGCGATATCGGGAAATCCGGTGATAATTCTATGAGAATTTTTTAATCGCACTGGTTGCAGCGCCGATTTCCATTGCGCAATAATGCGCGCAACGGTTCAGATGAGGACGCCGCGGTGTCGATAAATGTTGCCAGGGTCAAAATCAAAAACATCTTGGGGATAGAAGAATTCGAACTATCGCCGGGGAAATTCACAGCAATTACAGGCCGCAATGGCGCCGGCAAAACGTCGATTCTGGAAGCCGTAAAGTCCGCGCTGCGCGGCGGACACGATGCCACGCTGCTGCGCAACGGCGCCGACCGCGGCGAAGTGGTGCTGGTGCTGGACGATGGCACCGAGATCGCCAAGCGGGTCACCGCCAGCGGCAGCACGCAGGCTGTGCGCGACGCGAACGGCGGCAAGGTGGCGCGGCCAGCCGACGCCATCCGCGCGCTGATCGATGCGCTGTCGGTGAACCCGATCGAATTCCTGGCGGTGCCGAAGAAACAGCAGATCAGCGCGCTGCTGGAAGCCATGCCGATGCGCGCTGACGTGGCGCGCCTGGCCGAAATCACCGGCCGGCAGATCGCCGGCGAACTGGCCGAAGCGCATGCGCTGGATGCGATCGATACCGTATACAAGCTGGTCTACGACGATCGCACCGGCCTGAACCGCGCGGCCAAAGAAAAGGCCGGCACCATCAGCCAGCTGGAGGCCACGATACCGGCGGCGCTGGCCGACTGCGACGCGGTGGACGAAACCGCGCTGGAGTCGGCCATGGAAGCCGCCGACGCGGCGCGCGACGCCGAGCTGGCGCGGATCGATGGAAAACTGGCCGGCATGGAAACCGGATGGTCGGCAACGCTGGACGATCTGCAGGTGCAGATCGATACCCTGCAGGCGAAGATCGCTGCCACCAAGGCCGAACGCGAAGAAACCCGCGCCCGCGCTGAGAAGCAGCGTCAGATCACCCGCGACAAATGCGCTGCCGAGAAACAGGGGCCACAGGAACAGCTGGCGCTGATCCGCGCCAACCGCGACGCGGCTGCGAAGGCCCGCGCCACGCGCGAGACCATCGACAAGATGGCCGAAGAGCTGGACGGCCTGAAAGGTGAAGCCGAAGCCGCGACCGCGGCGCTGGCGGCGCTGGACGCCTACAAAGCCGAACTGCTGGCCGGCCTGCCGATTCCCGGGCTCGAAGTCCGCGACGGCGAAATCTACTTCAACGGCGTGCTTTTCGATCGCCTGAACAGCGCCGAACAGGTCAAGGTAGCGGTCGAAGTCGCCAAACTGCGCGCCGGCAAGCTGGGGCTGGTCTGCGTCGACGGGATCGAACGGCTGGACCCGGCCGCGTTCGAAGCGTTCCGCGAACAGGCGGTGGCCAGCGACGTGCAGCTGGTGGTGACGCGCGTCGGCGATGGCGATCTGGCTGTGGAAGTGGCGCCATGATCCGCGCAGCGACGATTGCCATGCTCGCCATAATTGCCGGCTGCGACTCGCCATCGATGGCGGAACTGCGCCACCAGCAAAACCTTTTGCGAAGCGCCCACGATAACGTGACCGTTTTCCACGACGAAAAACGGAAGGTTACTTGCTGGATTTACGCGAACGGATATCAGGGAGGAATCTCCTGTCTGCCTGACGGACAGGTGCAGCCATGACCCCCGGTTTCTACACCGCAGCCGAACTATCGAACGCGGCCTACCACGGCGGCGCCGGCGTCAGTAACAGCGGCCTGAAACTGATCGGAGACCGCACCCCCGCGCACTTCTATGCGCGATATCTTGACCCGAACCGGCGCGCCGACGCCGGCAGCCGGCCGAAGTTCATCGGCACCGCGCTGCACGCCGCGGCGCTGGAACCTGACAAGTTCGAAGCCGAATACGTGGTGGCCGAAGGCTTCAGGGATCGCCGAGCCGCCGGGTTCAAGGCGTGGTCGCAGGCGCAGCAGCGCTTGATCCTGATGGAACACGAATTCGAAAACGTGCTGGGCATGCGCGCCGCGCTGCACAACCACCCGGCGGCGCGCAGCCTGCTGGCCGATGCGTTCGAATTCGAATATTCGGCCTACGCGCACGATCCAGAAACAGGCGTGCTGGTGCGCATGCGCATGGATCTGATGACGAACAGCGGCTGGATCGTCGATCTGAAAAAATGCCAGGACGCCAGCCAGGAAGGCGCGGCCAAGGCGATGGCGAACTACGGCTACCACCATCAGGATGCGTTCTACACGGACTGCCTGGCATGGGCATGCGGCGAACCGCCGGCCGGCTTTGCCTTCGTGTTCGTCGAGGAAGAACCGCCGCACGCGGTCGGCGTGTACGTGCTGGACAGCGACGACCGCGACCGCGGCCGCCGTCTGTATCGGCGAAATCTGGAAATCTACGCTCACTGCTTAGAGCGAAACGAATGGCCCGCGTACAGCCCGGAAGCGCTGATCGTGGAACTCCCGTACTGGGCGCGGCGCCGAATTGATGACACCGTAGGAGTGATTTGACCATGAACGAAATCGTAACCCGGGAAGAAACAGGCCCTGCTGGCGCGTTCGCGCGGAATCAGCCGCCGGCGCCAGGCGCAAACGTCGGCGCGGTCGCCATCGAATCAGAACGCGCGATTGCGGAAGCACAGGGACAGCTGGTGCTGGCGAAGCGTTTTCCGCGCGATCTGGACGCTGCGCACGATGAACTTATGCGGTCTTGCAGCATGCTGGCGTTTGCGAACGTGGCCTTCTACAGCGTTCCCCGCGGCGACAAAACCGTTTCCGGTGAATCAATCCGGCTGGCCGAAGAACTGGCCCGCGTGTATGGCAATTTCGAATTCGGCCACCGCGAGCTGTCGCGCAGCGGCGACAAGTCCGAAGTCGAAGTCTACGCCTGGGACAAGGAAAAGAACAACCGCAGCATCAGGCAGATCACGGTGATGCACGTCCGCGACACCCGGCAAGGGTCATACAAACTGCGCGACCAAAAGGAAATCGACGACAAGATCGCAAACGTCGGCAGCAAGCAGGTGCGCGGTCGTATCTTGGCGCTGATGCCGAAATGGCTGGTCGAAGCCGCGAAGGAACGGTGCCATCAGACGCTTCTGGAAGCGGCCGACAAAGATGGCATAGCCAAGCGGCTTCCGAAGATGGTGAGCGCGTTCGCCGCGTACAAGGTGACCGAAGAACAGCTAACCGAATACGTAGGTCGCCCGCTCCAGACGATCACTTCCGAAGAATTCGTCGAGCTAACCGGCATCTATAACGCGCTGCGCGAAGGCGCCAATCCTGCGGACTACTTCGGGGGTGTCGCAGCAACAGCAATGAACGACAACGAACCGCAAGCCAAGGCGCTGCCGGCCGCCACCGCCGGCCAGGCGCCGCACCCTGCCGCTGCAGCGGCGAAGCGAAAGCAATCGGCCAAGACTCAGCAGGAGGATGAGAAGCCAGCAGAAACCGCCAAAGACTTCGCACCTGCGCCAGCCCCGGCACCACAGCCGGCGCCGGCGCCCGCGCCCGAACCTGCTGCCGCGGAAGATCCGCCGGGCGTGATGTTCTGACGCCGCCGGGGCTACCGGCACAACACGGTCGCCAGGGATGGCGACCGAAACACACTGAGGGAACGATGAATGAGACCAGCCCGCGCTATCTGACACCGGAGGAACTATCAGCGCGGTTCCGCGATAGAATCAGCGTTCGGACGTTGGCGAATTGGCGATGCCTTGGCCTCGGCCCGAAGTTCGTCAAAGTGGGGGGCCGAATCCTGTATCCGGCCGATCAGGTGACAGCCTGGGAGCAGGCGCGCACGGCAGAAAGCACAAGTGGCTATAGGGCAACAGGCTAAGACAGCCCGCGCGTGGGCGGCCGAAATCGTTTCCGCATGGATCGAAGGCCGCCCCACTGCGCCGTTGGTGGCGCAGATACCTGAACACCTGCAGCCGCTGTCGTCGGCCCTGGCGCGCAGCACCTGCGAAGCGATCAAGGCGCACGCCAGGGCGCCGCTTCCTGAATACGGAAAGAATCTGCAGCGCTTCGCGGCGCTGGTCGAACGCTACAAGGCGTTGCGACAAAAATAATACGGGGGAACATGGTTTGCGGTACGCCTGCAGGTGCAGCAATTCGAAATGCCGCGCGCGCCGCGCGCTGCCGCGTCACCCCTTCGACTACAGGCGGCCGCCGCGGTGCCTGATCTGCGGCACCGAACTACGCATTGACGGCCACCGCCAGGCGCAGCGCCGGCGGCGCCCACAGGATCGCACAGACCCCGCCCCCGTCTGCTACTGCGACGGCGCGCACTATCCGCACAGACGCGGCTGGGTGGCGCTGTGCATGCACTTCGAAGATCGGCTGATAACCAGCGCGCTGCGCGGCCGTGGGTGCGCAGGCGCGGCGGAACCGGGATTTTGATCGAGGACCGAAGAATGGATATCGAACGCGCGGCGTTCGCCGCACTGGCCTACTACGCCGCCTGCTTGGCCTGCTGGGTGCCAGCGATCCTGATCACGAACCGGACGGACAGAACGACTCCGGCGGTATTCATCCTGCCGCTGGCGCCGGCTGTGGTGCTGCTGCACGTCCTGCGGCGCATGCCGACCACGCGGCTGGTGCTGGCGTTCGTGGCGGGCGCCGTGCTGTTCGTCCTGGCCGGCTGCGACGGCTACGAACAGGCGCGCGTCTCGAGCCGGCACTATTGCGAAATGGTGGATCTGTATAAGCGCACCGGCGGCGATAGAGGATGGCCGGCATACCGCGGTCAGCGCGAGTGCGCCGAATTCACAGATTCAGGTTTTTAACCGTCGCGTAGAACGTCGCTATACGGCTGCCGTCGCTGCGCTCGATCGTCAGGCGGCGCAGCAGTCCGAGCGTGGTTCCCACGGCATCGTCGTCAACCTCGAACCAGCCGTCGGCATCCGTCGTGCCAGCATCGCCGCCGACCAGCTCGGCGCCGCGCGCGGTTTCACGAACCGACCAGATCAGGCCGGCTTCGTTGGCGATCAGCTCGCCGGTGTCGGTGTCGCGCAGCTGCAGCCGCAGGCCGTAGTTCGGCACCGGCGCAGTGGCTTCGAACACGTCGGAACCAACTTCGGTGGCGGCCAAGTCGCCAGCCACAACAACATCGCCGGAAATATCGGCCGCGTCTGCACCGGCTTCGGTCGCCGCCATATCGCCGGTTACATCGGTGCCGATATTTTCGACGATCCGCATGGCCGACAGGCCGGCGTATTCCCATTCTCCGGCGCCGATCGAAAAGTCGATAACGATGCTGCCGCCAACCGGCGAAACGCCAGATATCGTTCCGACCTTAGTTTCGTCGCTGCCGAAACCAACAATGTCGACGGACTGAGACCCGATAACGATGTGCGTCGGGTTGAACACGATGCCGGCGTTGGCGCCGAACGTCAGATCGTAGGTGTTCGAATTGTTCAGGCCGGAAATTGTGATCTGCGCGGTGTTGACTTCGATCGTCCGAAGTCGCGCCATGGTTGACATTGGTCCCTGCGCAAATTCGGGACCGCTGTATGTGGCGCCGGTGCTGGTCTCGTCGTTAAAGTTCGCCGTAACGTCAATGTTCCAGCCGGTGTTGAAAGTGTCGGTCGCATCGCGCGCGTTCAGCACTGACCCGGCATTGCTGGGTGAATTCAGCGAGTTGTAAAAATTTACCCCGTCCTCAACCTGCGACACAGACCCATTGATGTTTATGTAGACCGCAGTCATGAGAATGATCCCCAGCCGATCAGGGCGCCTTCGACCAGATTAAAGTCGTCAACAATAATCACTGTTTGCTCTGCGAAACCAGAATTCGCCCACCCCCAAATATAAAGCTGGTCGATGTAGTTTCCGCGCGTCGCATACCGCCAATCCGTCCGTTCAAATATGATCGTTGGCGATTCGCCCTGAACATATTTCCATACGCGAATGATGCCGTCCGTCATTCCTGGCGCGGATGCCAGCTTTACGTAAACCCTGTACTGAATTCGCCTGCCTATGTCCGATGCCGAGAACATGCTGCTGTATGCGCTGGTCGGCGGACCATAATCGTTTCCGTCCGCTCCGTCGTTTCCCCAGCGAAACGCGATCAATGAGCCGCCGCCGCCGACGCCGAAAACCGCATCGGGAACATATTCAAATCCGATGAACTGATTCGAGGCTATCGCGCCATAAGGGCCGGACCACAGCTGCACTATGCCCTTGTTGTTAGATGATCGACGGCTGGGGTCTGGTATGTGGCTTTGAGTTCTATGCACCCAGTTCAGCGGCAGAAGAATTGTCATCCGCAGGGAAAACTCTGTCAGCTGCCTACCGATCCCGGGTCCGCCGTCCCTTTTGCTCATATACAGTTCTGCGCTTGAATCCTCTCCGTCAGGATCTGGGCCCCAAACAAATCGGGCTGATGCAGAACCAATCAGCGGCGCTGCCGTTTCGATAGACACCCTGGTAGATGAATCGTAGGCCGCGCCGTTTTGCGAGTACGGGAGAACGAATGATCGTTCGAAGCCGTCGACAAACGAAAACGCCGGAGCGCTGGTCACTTCTCCACTGGCGGCCAGCGTGTCGGTGCCGGCTTCCGTCGCGGCAAGCGTTCCGACGATGCTGTGGCCGCCAGCAGCAGCAAACAGATCAGGCCCGGTTTCGAACAGTTCCATGCTGCCCTGCACCGACAAATCTTCGGCGATGCCGGAACCGGCGAAAATATCCGACCCGCTTTCAGACGATGCGAAATCGCCGCCGAAGAAAGACGCCAGGCCCCCGCCGCGGCGAGGGAAAACCCTGAGCGTCTTTGCGCCTACGGCCGAAACGGTCATGGCGTCGCTGTTACGCGGCGTGCGTCAGCGTGGCGCTGTTGATGGTGATGTTCTGGCCTGCGGTGATATTGGTGCTGTCCAGAATGATATCCGACGCGCTGGTGCCAACCGTCAGGCCGGTAATGATGTCGGTGTTGTCCGACTTCCGAATTCGCGCAGCCGCAGCAGTGCCAGTGCCACTTGCCGCGGCGGTTTTCGGGAATCCGCTGAACGTCAAGACGCCATTGGACGCCGCCGCGGCCGCGGTAGCATTGAGCGTGATCGTGGCCAGAATGGCCGCCATCGCCGCCGTGCCGATTTCCAGTTTTCCATTCGCGCCGATCTGTGCGGTTACGGCGTCCATGCGCGCGTTTTTTACGGCGATGCTGTAGACGACAGACATTTGATAGTCCTCGATAAGCCGGTGATGAATAAGGAATACCCGCAATATTGTCTCAGGCTGCGGCCCGGTAGCGCAAGGAAAGGCGGGTAAAACAGGGATGAGTATTGCGCTCTATTGCGCAACTACTCTTGCCGGATGAACCAGCAAATCACCTTTTCTTCTTCGTAGTGGAAGATCACCTGGCCGTCATCGTGCGCAGGGTCGTATGCGATCAGCGTTGCCCGGTATTTGCTGGGAATGATCTGCAGTTCGCCAAGCCGAAGCATTACGCGCCCCTGCGAATCCCATTCGATCATTTCGGGATTGAGCGCACTATCAACCACGGTCTGAGACCCGCGAAACTTCATCACCATGCGGGTCACGCCGGAGAAATCTAGCGGCTTTCCGTCAGCGGTGATTTCCAGCACGTTTTCGTTGTCGCGCCCCAAGAAAAACAATTCGGTGATCATGCGGCTGCTGCCTGTCTGCGTGACTTGACGACGCGCCGCGATGTTGCGGAGCGAATGACGATCCTTCCGACGAAATCATCGACCGGCGGCAGATCGCCGCCAATGCCAGTGGCGACGAAGCGATCGGCCCCTATTTCGGTGGCGGCCATGGCGGCGTCGATGGACGCGCCGCCGATCGCGCGGAACGTGTCGGCCGCGTCTGTGGCGACCATGGCGCCAGCGATCGCCAGCTGGCCGGCCATGTCCGCTTCGTCAGATCCGACTTCAACCGCCGAAAAGTGACCGGAATGTTCGAACGATCCAGTGGCAGAAAACGCATCGCCGCCAGAATCCGCCGTCGCCATCGTCCCCGCGATCAGCAGCTTTCCCAGGCCGGCCACCGTGTCCGCGCCGGTTTCGGTCGCAGCCAGGTCGCCGGCGATGGGTGCTGCGGCGGATGCCGCGAAGGCATCCTGACCGGCTTCGTGCGCAGCAAGATCGCCAGCGACAGCAACGACGCCTGCCGCTGCGAATGAGTCGGGCTGTTCGGTGGCGTCCATGGCGCCGCTGATATCGGCCGCGCCGACCGCTTCGAATGCGTCGCGGCCGACTTCCAGCGCCACCACTGCGCCGAATACCCGCACGCGGCCAGGCGCCGCCATGCTGTCGGAACCGAATTCCAGCGCCGCCGCTACACCGGAAACCAGCACGCCGCCCGATGCGGCGATGCTATCGGCTGACGTTTCCGCCGCTGCCATTGCGCCATAAACGCCGCCGCCATCCGCCGCGAACGTGTCCCGGCCAACCTCGCTGGCCGTCAAACTGCCGGTAACCGCGGTACTGGTGTTGAACAGCCCGGGAATCCAGACAGCGCCGTTCCAGTAGTACCATGGCACGTTCGTCAGATCGCTGGCGCCGGTCAGGCGCGCCAGGCGCAGCGTCGCGTTGCCGGCATCGTCGGTTTCCCATTCGAACGCGCCAATCCCGCTGATCGGTAGAAGCACCTGATCGCCAGGTTCCGGCGTACCGCCGAGTGCAGATCCGAGCGAATCCGCGCCGGTCTGCACGGTGGCCGGGTTGATGGAAAACTGCGCGTATGTGTAGGCGGGGTTCGGGCGCCATCCGATCGCGGCGGCCGTGTCCTGGCCGGTTTCGGTGGCCGCCATGATGCCGGCTGGCCACAGCGGCGCGTAGTCCTGCGATCCGAAGCGGACGCCGCCCAGCGGGCTGTTTTGACTGCCGAAGCGAACCGCCATGATCGACCCTGCGCGAAGTGTCGAAGTATTTTCGGCGGTTTACTGTATTCGGGCAAGTATTCGCGACCGTGTATTGGCGTGTATTGCAGTGATCGAAGATTAACCAAGCAGCCCGGGGTCGTTGATGCCGTGATTCCGTCCGCGCTATATTGCGCAAAACTGTACAGGAAGCACCATGGCCACCGTCACGAAGCGCAGCTGGATCAATAAGCGCACCGGCAAGCCAACAACGCGCTATGTGCTGGGCTACGCCGACCGCACCGGCAAATGGCGCCGCAAGCAGTACAAGACGGCGGCCCGCGCGCATGCCGAACGTATCCGCGTCGAAGGCGAAGTCGCCGCCGGCGTCCACGTCGCCGACGCCGACAGCATCACAGTGGCCAAGGCGGTCGACGCATGGCTGGCCGACTATCAGGCGCTGGTTGACGCCGGAAAGCGCGAGCGATCCACGCTGGACGCCTACGCCCCCATCACCGCACATATCAAGGCGCACAATATCGCGGCCACGAAGCTGGCGCGCCTGACCGGCCCGCTTCTGAAAGAATTCACTGGCTGGCTGGAACAGAACCGCACCGAAGAACAGGGCCGGCGCACCATGAAAGTGCTGCGGCTGGTGATCGACTACGCCATCGGCCGCGGGTGGTGTTCCACGAACTTGGCGAAGTCGGCCAGCATCCGCACCGGCGGCGACCGCCATGAGGAAGAGGTAGAAATCCCGCCAAAGGAGCAGCTGCAGGCACTGCTGGCTGCCGCCGAAGCGCACAGCGTGAAGGCGCACGCCATGGTCAGCGTGCTGCTGTTCGTCGGCCTGCGCGCCAGCGAGCTGCGCGGCCTGCGGCGTGTGGACGTTGACCGGAACGAATGCCGCGTGCGCCAGCGCGCCGACAAGTACCAGAAGATCGGCGCGCCGAAGTCGAAGAAAGGTCGCCGCGACGTGCCGATGCCGCCGGCGACGTGGCGCATTCTGGCGGCGTGGATGCTGCAGGCGCCGAAGTCGAAAGACGGCCTGTTGTTTCCGAACGGCGTCGGCAAGGCCGAGTCCTACGCCAACATCTGGAACCGGCTATGGGTGCCGCTGATGGATGCCGCCGGCCTGACGCGACCGGAAGAACAGCCAGACGGCAGCGTCAGGATGGCGCCTCTGTTCGGCCTGCACGCGCTGCGGCACGCCTGCATATCGTTGTGGATCGAACAGAACGTGAGCCCCAAGAAAGTCAGCCAGTGGGCCGGCCATTCGTCGGTGGCGTTCACGCTGGACACCTACGGCCACTTGTGGAAGCAGCGCGAAACCGACGCGCAGATCGCGGCAGCGTCCGAAGCCGCGTTATTTAAATAGCGGCGCATATAGCGAAACGGTATAGGCCGCAGTATTGCGCAATGGTGCGCAGCCGGTAGACTGCACCCAACAAAACGCGCGACCGAGGGCGCCAATGTGGACATCGCAATCAATGGACGGACGGACCGCGCTACAGCGCTGAACCGAATCCCAGAGCTAGACGCGCTGCGCTTCATCGCGGCGCTGGCGGTGGTGTTCTACCACCTGGCCTATGGATCGATCACTCGCTACGGCTATCTCGGCGTCGATCTTTTTTTCATGATCAGCGGCTACGTGATCTTCTGGAGCGCGAACGGTCGCACCGCCAGCGAATTCGCCGTGTCGCGGTTCGCGCGACTGTATCCGGCGTTCTGGGTGTGCCTGGCGATCACGGTGGCGACCGGCTGGATCTTGCGCGACGAACTGCCGACGATGGCGCAGCTGATGGCCAATATGACAATGGCCGCCGGCTATGCCGGACAGGAATACATCGATGGCGTTTACTGGACGCTGCAGGTCGAACTCAAATTCTATGCGCTGGTGTTCGTTCTGGTCGCACTGCGCCAGATGCACAACGCCGAAGCCTGGCTGTTCGCGTGGCTGCTGGCGTGCTGGATTGATTCTCTGTTCGGCCTGCCGAGCTGGGCGCAGTCGCTGATCATCGCGCCATACGGCCCGCTGTTCATCGCTGGCGCGCTGTTCCTGCTGATCCGCACCGGCGGCGCCAACCGGGAAAGACTTCTCGGTGTTGTCGCCTGCCTGCTGATGGTGGTGGCTGGCGCTCAGGATAATTCGGCCGGCTACCTGTTCGGCGAACGCAGCCAGGTGGCGCCGGTAATCGTGGTGGCGCTGTTCGGCGTGATGGCGGCCATGGCGTTCGGATGGCTGCGCATCGCGCCCAGCGCCGCGCTGACGCGCGTGGCAGCGATGACCTATCCGCTGTACCTGCTGCACAACGCGATCGGCAAAGGCATCGCAGAACACGCCGGCGCCGCCGCGGCCATCGTGGTGGCGCTGGTGCTGGCCTACGTGGTCAGCGCGGTTGACGCGCCGGTGTCGCGCTACGTGCGCCGGAAACTGGAAGCGGCCGTGTGCCGCAGGGGGTGAACGGCAGCCGAACACCGCCACCGAACTTTGCGCAATCGTTGCGCAATGTGCTGGAAATGACGCCGGGTGAAACAGCGTGATTCCAAGGGTTTAGCCGGCGCGTTTCGTGCGCCGCGCTGCGCAACGGCAAAATCGGCTAAGTGCTTGAAAAATATGGTGCCCAGGGCCGGAATCGAACCAGCGACACGCGGATTTTCAGTCCGCATGGATTTGTAGAGTAATCAGCTAGTTACGTCAACTTTGCGCGGTTTTTGCGCAGTGCAGAAAATGAGAGGCGGTGATTGTGCATGACATTGGTCGCTGGGGTTGGCTTTCGCTGATCGCCATACTTTGCGTGTTCGGCGTACTGATCCACCGGGGCGGCCAGGAAGTCGATCGCCGTGCCGCCGAATGCCGGGCTGCTGGCGGCGAATATTTCTACGCCAGGGGCGCCGAAATGTGCATCGACAAGAAACACGTTATCGATATCGGAGAGAGGATAGGTGATGAATGATGAACAGACGGTGCAGCACACCGATGGCCTGCTGCGAATAGATCCTGACCACCCCTGCGATATCCAGACGGCTGACGGATCGCTGGAAATCGCCATGCTGGATTATGACGTGGCAAGCGACTTCCCTGCGCCGCCGATTGATGTTGCGAAAGCGAACGGTCGGCGCATTGTCGCCTGCTGGAACGCCTGCGCCGGCATCAGCACCGAAGCGCTGGAACGCCTGCCCGTGCCGTTCGCCGACGCGCTCAGCCAGCAGTTCAAGGACAGAATGGATCAATGCGGACTGCTCGCCGCGCGCGTGGCCGAACTGGAACAGCAACTGAACGCAGAAAAGGCGGCAGCCGTCCGCGAACGTGATCGGTTTCGTGATGCTGCAGCGATGCGCAACCGACTGCTGGCGGCTGCAGAAACGGCGAAGGAAGAAATGTGCAACACCGTGGCGCCGCGCACCAGCTTTACTGATGCCGTCGACGCGCTGGACGCCGCCATTACGGCCGCCGGCGGCGCGTCGCTGCTGCAGAACCAGGCCGAATAACGAACACCACCACCACAACGAGGAACGCACGAAATGGCACAAGCACGAATTTACAAGGTGACCGCACCGGGCCAGCACGCGCCGCGGATGGTCCGCGCCGGCACGCGCGCGCAGGCGATCAGGCACGTCGTCGCCGACACCGTGTTCGCCGCGGTCGCGTCGCAGGATGATCTGGTTTCCATGCTGCAGGACGGCGCAACGATCGAATCGGCCAGCGCCGACCCTGATCAGCTAGATATCGAACAGGTGCAGGCGTAGCACCGGCGCGCGCCGGCGGTGCTATACTGTCGGCACGCATTCGCATGCACCCTATGACTGGTGTGAAGCCGGGTCGCAACCGGCAGGCAGCACGTCCGAAAGGAATGTCGCGGTTCGAATCCGCGGATAGGGTGCATCCGAATGCGGCGAATGTGCAGGCCGATGCACAAGTGACTTAGGGGCGATCCCGGCCCCAAGGCGCAAGCGGAGTCACTGGGAATGCCGGAATTCGGTGCCGGCCGCCGCAGCCAAATACCAAGCACCGTGCGCATGCAGCCACAGGCTGTTCGGGAAACCGATCGGAAAGCCGGAAGCGTTAGCGGGCCTATCTCCAGCCCCGAAGCGGTGCCAGCCGCGGGGAAGCGCGCAGGCCGGTGAATAAATGCGAAGCCGTGTGGTTCATGGCCGGCAGCCGCGCCGGTGGCGACAGAGCGGCGAACCTACCTCACCAGCGCGTTATAGGCGTCGCGCACCGCGTTATAGCGGTCGATCAGCGCGTTTCGCTCCCGCACCACTGCGTCGCATTCTCCGGCGATGCGGACAAGATCATCAGCAGCTGACGGCAATAGTTCGGCTCGCGCTTCTGCGCCAGGTCCGCCGGCAGCGCCGGGATCTGCGCCGGTGACGGCGGCACACTTGGCGGGGATTGACAGGCGCTTATTTGCAGCGCGCAGATCAGCGCGCAGCTGATCAATCCGGCTTTTCGCATCGGCTTCCACCTTGTGGCGTTCTTCGTCCTGCTTCGCGGTGATATCGGCGACCGCCTGTTCTGCCGTCCTGGCGCGCCGTTCGGCGTCCGCCACGGCTTCGGCATGGCGCTGCGCGGTGGCGGCGATCTCGGCCTTGTAGCGGTCGGCTGCGCGGCCATAGCCGGCGCTGTAGACGCCGACAGCGGCCGCCACCAGCAGCGCGGCGCCAGCGATGTACGGCGCGGCACGCAGCAGCCACGCAGGCATCATGCCAGCGCACCCCCGCCGGCGACGTAGGCTTCGGCCAGGCGTTCCAGGCGCAGTTCGCGCTGTCCGTAGCCGGCACCTGGCAGGCTGGCCCATATCGTCCGGCAGGCCCGCACGGCATCGGCGAACCGGCCGCCTTCGACAAGATCGACGGCGCGGCACTGGCGCACCAGCGCGATCGCGCCGCGGTCCTGCGACGCCGGCGAGAAGTCCGGCAGCCGGAACCGCGCCACCAGATCGTCCCATGTGCGGATCAGGAACTGATACCGACCGGCGGCGGTGGAATGGATGCCGTAGCGCGGCAGCCACACGCTGCGGCGCGGATGGTCCGCGTAGCCGTCGAACAGGCCGCCGCCGACGATCACGTTATAGCCATCGTCGCCCAGTCCGGCCGTGCCTTCGGCGAACGCCAGCACGTCCAGAAACGCGCGCATGTTCGGGTGGGCATCGATCTTAGCCACGGTCAGCTTTCGCCCCCAAGAACCGTTCAGCCAGCGCCCTGGCGCGATCCACGCCGATGAACCCCAGCAGCCCGCCGACGAACGCCGCGGCCGACTGCGGCAGGCCGAACAGATCAAGGCCCGACACGGCCGCCAGCGTCAGCGCGCCACACAGCAGGCTTTCGATTATCTTCTGGCGCACGGTTCCGCCGGCGTATGTCACGCGCAGCGCGGCGATCACCGCAGACAGGCATGCGGCGTATATCGCCGGGTAGTTCTCGCCCAGCCAGGACAGCACCATTTCTTTGTTCGGCATTCTCATCGCTCGCAGGCTCGTTTTCGTCGCAGGGGCGGCCCCTTCCCGCTGTGGCCCACCCGATTATCCTGTCGGATGACGCGCGGCCGCAGGTGTAACGCGGGCGCTTCCGTGCGCCGCCGTGATTACAGCTTGATCATGAAATTGACGAAGGCGGTCGGCTGCATGTTGTTGTGTGCCTGGCCGCCGCCTTCGCTGGTGGTCGGAATAAGGCCGCCGCCGCTTCCGTTCGCCGTGAACGCTGATGACCCCGTTCCGTTGGCTGGCACGTCGTGGTCATGCGGCGCCGTTTCCGCGAAGATGGTGACGTGCGCTTCCTCGCCCACCGTTTCGCCCAGTGCGCGGTTCGCCATCGTCAGCGTCAGCGTGTGGGTGCCGGTGCCGGCGGCGGTAATGTTGATGGCCGTTCCGGCGTGCGCATTCGCCAGCGACGTGGCCAGCTTGATGACGGTGGCGCTGGTGCGGATCACCCAGTAATCGGTCGCCGCCACCAGCGGCGCCGGCAGCGTGGTGGTGGAACTGACGCGCACCACCTGGCCGGTGTAAAGCGTGCTGTTCGCATCGATGGTCAGCTCGTCGGTGGTGGCGTTGGCCGTGAACGCCGAAGTGAACACCCCCTGCCCGGCGGCCGCCAGCGCGCGGCCCAGCATCTTGGTAAGCCGGATGGGCTTATTCGCCGCGAAGTCGGCCGCCGCCGATGCGCCGCGGCCGCCGGTGACGGGCGCCCAGGCGTCTGCGACGTTGTTCCACAGGACGGTATACAGCGCTTCGGTGTCGGCATTCGCGCGCGTGGTGGCGCCGCTGGCGCCGCTGCCGATCGTGCCGTCGTTGCACATAACCCAGCCGGCATCGGCGACGGTTTTCAGGGTTGGTTTAAGGTCTCCGGTGGTGAACCCGGCGGCCGCCGCAATCATCGTTTTGATGGCGGCAAGCAGCTGCGCATTGTTCGCCTTGTTTAGCGGCGTGTTCCCGCCGGTCGGATCGACAATGACATTTTCGATTTCTGTCTGAACCGCGTTCATAAAGTCCGCGGTGACCTCGGTCGCCGGCGTTCCGGTGCCGGGGTTGCCTTCGGTCCAGTGCCCGTCACCCGTCGCGCCGGGTCCGTCGATCCTGTGCATACATGTGCCCTCGCAGTCCGCGGGCGCCTGCCCGCGCTATCCGCCCATGGCGGCGGCTATTCGTTGGTCGATGAGCGCAATGATAGCATCGCGCAGCTGTGTATTGCTCGCCTTGGACGGCGCCGCGCCGGCTTCTTCGATCACTGCGATGATTTCTGCCTGTACAGCGTTCATCCAGTCCGCTGTGATCTCCGTAGCCGGTATGCCGGCTCCGGCGTTGCCTTCTGTCCATTCGCCCTGCGCTGTCGCGCCAGGTCCGTCAATGCGGTGCATCCGCTATTCATAGAAGAAAACCAGCGTCGTATGGGCAGGCTTATACTGACGAATCAAGCATTCCAATGAACCTTCGCCCCACGTCGCTAGGCGGTCACCGATCACGCAGTCGCCCACCACGGCGCGGCGCGCCTGCGTGTAGTCGCCAGGTATCACAACGGCCCACGTAAACCCTACGTCGGGCGGGTTGATCCTGTCGCCTATGCGCGCGCGGCCTACCCTGGCCGGAAAGAATTCAAGAACCTGAATCGCGTAGCCGTAGGCGGCGCCCAGCTCCACGAAGAAATCAGGTGTCGGGTTCGCGTTGGATATCAGCTTCGTGACAACCGCGGCGCGACGTTCTGGCGTGCCTTGCGGGCCGCCGACGCAATCGTCTGGCAGCCCCAACACTCGCTCCCAGTCCGGCAGGAACATGGTGGCGTTCAGCGGAAACGTGTCGTTCTCGACTTCAACGATCGTGTTGCTGATCCGGTGGAATTCCTCGGCGACCGCCGCCACCAGATTGCCGAAGTCGCCGCGAGCGGATTCGTCCCAAGCCACGCCGCGCGGCAACAGGGCCAGCATCTGGTTGATGTAGGCTTCCAGCCCGTATTCGTAGACAGGCGGCGTCTTTGCCAGCGAGCTGCGCAGGTAGATGAACGCCTGCGCGATATCGGTGACTAGCCGGTGGCCTGCCGCCGGTGTGCCGACGAATAGGTAAGACCGCTGCAGGGCCATCTGTCAGCTTACCCCATCGGCCAGGCGATGGCCTGCACTGCAGCTGCAGTGGTGGCGGCCGTGATGGCATCTTCCAGCGCCTGGCGCCGGCCAATCACAGCGGCCACTGCCGGCCGGTAGGCTTCGGCCTTGGCGATCACGCGCGCGCAAAGATCAGCCAGCGTGATGCCGCGCGCCGCAGCGATCGGCGCCAGCGTTGGCGTAGGCGCAGAATTGTCGGCCAGCCACGCGCGCGCTTCGGCTTCCTGATCCTGCCAGGTGTCGATTTCGAACTGCGGATAGCCGGCTGCGATCGCCTGAATGGCGTCGACGGCATCGGCATTGATTTCTTCTAGCTTGGCGCGCTTCAAATCATCCAGCGACGGCGCGGCAGGCGGCTGCCAGGACGTGAAAACCACCCGCTGCGCGGCGATGGCGGACTGCACGGCAGACCACAGTTCGGGGGTGGCATCCGGGTGTGCGTGATACGGAAGCCCGTCCAGCGTCAACAGTTCGTATCCATCGGAAGGCGGGTTCGGCCCTTTCTCGATCAGCCGGAATTTTCCACTGGGCTCTAGCTGCGCAAAGCTTTCCAGTTCCATCATGCTACCCTCATCGCCCAGCCGAGGTTTTGACCGCCGCCGCCTGCATCAAGCACGCTTCCGCCAGCAGCAAATCCTGTGTATGCCGCCCGCAACCGTCCGTCAGCGGTGAATCCTATTAGGAAAGCAAACCACGTTCCGCCAGCTGGCAGCTGAACCGCGCCAAAAGTTGAAAACCCATACATATAGCCGCGTTGGCTCCCGTTCGAACCCTGCGGATTTGGAAACCAGAATCCAGGGCCTTGCCCGCCTAGCGCGTTTGCATTGGCTGCGCCGCCGACGAACAGGCCGTTATAGGTCCCGCTGGTGCGCGCAAAAGCCGAAGCATGCAGCCCATCAACGGTGTCTGCATTGCCGGCGCTGCTGGCGAACGCGGCCGAACCGGCGCTGCCGACTGCCATATTTGGATAGTTGCCGCTGGTGTTCGCCTTTGAATTGGGATCAAAGTTGGCGCTTGTGAATCCAACTATCCACGGCTGCCAAACGCCATTGAACCGGACGCGCCAAGCGATCTTCGGGGCTGACTGCAGCGAAACGTAATGCTGCAGCGTGTAGGCCGTTGTGTTGGATGCCGTGACTATCAGCACGCCCCATTCGCCAGGCCATGGAATGTTTGAAGATGCAGAACCGTTGATGTAGTAGCTGCCGGAAATTCCTTTGTTGTTCAGGTTGACGGCTTCTGCCTGCGCCACCGCGGCGACACCAAGACCGAATTGCGCCATCGCCTGAGCGACGCGCAGCGGCGGCATCGCCTTGGTGGCGTTCTGCAGCGACAGCGCTTCGGCGCCGGAGGCAAGCGCGATGATGCCGGCCCGATCTTCCTGCGCCGTTCGCCCTGCCAGCGTCGCCGGCGACACGGCCAGGTCTGGCCGCGTCCCTTCGTTCGTTTCCTGCTGCGTTGCCAGTTCAAGCAAGCCGGGCGCCGCGGTACTGCCGATAGACAGGTCGGACGTGTTTACCTTCTGCGCGAGGCCCGGCACCGAAACTTCGACAGTTCTGGCGGATGGATTCTCGGTCAGCGTGATGCCGTCGCCTGCAACAAGGCGGTATACCACTTCATCGGCCATTAGAGTTCGCTCCAGGTGATATCGCCAAGCACGGCGATTTCGCCAATTTCGTGTTCCACGTCTGCGGTCGGGCTGATCACCACGCTGTCGCCTTCGCCGGCAGCGATGCTTATTGCTTCGCGTATGTGGCTCAGCAGGATCGTGCCGCCCGGTTCAGCTTCGCGCAGCAGCAGATCCTGCAGTTCCGCCGTTATGGCGTCTTTTACGGCCTGCGTGTTCGGACTGATCGCAATCGACAAATCAAGATCGATCGCGGTAGGCGCCACCACGTAGACTTCGGCGGTCACCGGCCGCTGCGTCTGGATATAGGCGAGCACGGCGTCAATGACGGTCTGCGTCGGGATCAGGCCGCCCGGTGCGTTGTCCGTCACGATGCGCACCGTAACCGAATTCGCGGACATTTCCTGACCGGCCACCCACACGCGCGTCACATCGGGGTGGCCTGCCTTCGCCCATTCCACATAATCGCTGTTCGTGCCGCCCTTCGGCGGTTGACGCATGCGGTCCATCACGCGCACGCGCAGCGCCTCGATGGTCTCCTGATCGCTGCCGCCGGTCAGGCCAGGCGCCTGCACTGCGACGGTGGCGACCACGCCGGCCACCGGACTGGCAAAAGACAGCGATGCGCCGGCGTCCAAGTTTCCGGCGGCGCCGCCGTCCGCTGCAGTTACGGCGACCACCGCCGACCCCGCCGAAATCGTAGCGTCGGAGTCCACCGTGTACTGCGCGCCGGTCGACGACTGCAGCACCCGGCCAGCCGGTATGACCGAGCCGTTCGTGCCAGTCGCCAGCACGGCGCCGGACGCGGCGGCGGCGCTCAGGCGCTGCACGCCGTACAGGTTTGCCCAGCGCAGAACCGTGTCGTCGTCGCCGGTGTCGGGCAGGAAGTTTCGCGCCTTGTAGTCGATATAGCCATACAGGCCGTGCGCGACGCCGGCTTCCGTTCTTGCCAGCGCGCGGACCATCGCGTGCCGCGGCGGCGTGCCGATGCCAAGGCGGCTGACCGCATCCTGTTCGGTGCGTTCGATCAGTTCTTTTAGTGTTGGCCGCGTGAATGGCATTACCGTTTCGCCCCCTGGCCATTCCATAGATAGGTGTATCGAACCACCGTATCGTCAGGCCGGATTATCTCAATTCCGATGCTGATCTGATAGAGTCCGCCGCGTTCCGTGACCACATTCACCGCCTTGGCGATCCCGTCGTCTATCATCCAGCGCAGAGCATCGCGGCAGTATTCGCGTGCGCGAGACAGCGTTTCCGTGACGATCACTTCGCGCCACAGCAGCCACAGCTTGCTGCCCATCTGCACGCCGTCGTCGTCGCCGATATCGCCCCACCAGCCCCGCGGGTCATCGTGACCGATCGCGGCCAGTTCTTCGGGGGTGGCCCGCGCGTCCGTGAACAGCGAAATCAGCACGGACGTTTCCAGGCCGTCGTCGGCTGCCAGGTCGTTGCCGTTCAGCGCCAAGCCGAACACGCCGGGGCTGATCTGCTGTAGCGCTATGTCCGTCATCACATGGCCTGATTTGGATCGGCCGTGTCCCCGCTGCCGGGCTGCACGCCGCCATGGTCGTGTTCGTTGTAGATGTCGCGCATGACGGCCATCGTGCGGCCGCTGCTGGACGCCTGATCCAGAATGTCGCCTTCGGCCTGCACGTCGCCGGCGGCTGTCACCAGCGGCGCGTTCAGGTCGATTAGTTCGGCATTGACGCGGAACGTCTGCGTGGTGACTTCGATCACCCGGCCGCGTTTCAGGTGGATATTATCGCCTTCGTCGGTGTAGATGGCCACTTCGCCCTGTTCTAGCCCCACCATCCGATAGCGCCGATCGTCCACAGCGATGCACAGGCCGAGGTCGCGGTTTCCGCCCACGAACACCACCACGCCTTCGGCGCCGGGGTGCGGGACGCTGGTAAATCCGTAATCCTGAAACCGTTCGATGTTGTCGCGGACTTCGCGTTTCAGCAGGCTGGTTTGCAGCGTCTGCAGTTTCTTGCTGTCGTCGATCAAATTCACCACGGCGCGGGCCACGGTCAGCATCACCCGGTTTTTCAAGTCGCGTATGTCGCTCACTGCAGGTATTCCCCGAACGCAGGCCCCTTGCCTTCCGGCACGGCGGGCTGTGGCTTGTAGGCGTCGGGCCGCAGCAATTCCAGCTCGGCCAGTGTTCCGCCCTTGTCGGACTTCGAAAAGGCGACGGCGTTGATCAGAACGTCGGTCGGTTCGGTCAGCTGCAGCCATGGGCTGACCACCTGAACCAGTTCGCCAGGCTGCCACAGGCGGCCGCCGGGCCGCTGCCGCCAGCCCTGCACGGTGATGGACAGCGGCGATCCGCGGGCCGCGCGCACAATCGATTCCCATTGCGCCATCGCCTGCAGGTTTGCGGCATCCGCGCTATTTTGCGCAACGATCAGCAGGCGCCGCGCGGTGCGCACGTTCTCGTCGCGCGCGCGGCCTTCCACCTGCGCGGCTTCGGCACCGAAAACCGTGTCGGTGCCGGCCGTCTGCCCGGTGACCAGATATTCGCTGAACCGCTGCGAATGGTCGGCTGTGCCGCTGGCGCGCAGGATGTTAACTCCCTGCTGCAGCGCCACGTCGGCGCGGCGCTGCCCGGGGGTGGTCAGCACGATGCCCCCGCGGCCGTCGCTGATCACCAGCACGCCGCGCTGCCGCGCGTAGCGTTCGAGGATTTCGAAGGCGGTTTCGCCGGGCTGGATCTTCACCAGCGGGAACGCCTCCGCGTCGCCGCTTTCGTCGGTGACGGTTATTCCGAAAGGTTTTGCCAGCTCGGTTGCAAGCCTTCCTATCGTTATATTCGTCCAGGCGTCCGGGTCGTTCAGCGCGCTGCTGTCCACCATGTCGGCGGCCTTATCGCGGCCACTGATCGCCAGGCTGCGCGTCGTCGCATCGAAAGACGGCCGCACCGCGTCCACATAGCCGGTGATCAGCGGTTCGCCGTCGACCGTCAGCGCGCATTCTGCGCCCGGACGGATCGGCCACGGCTGCGCCGCGGCGTCCCATCTGTCGGACACGTCCAGCCCGAAAACGCCGCTGATGGTGTCCACACTGCGTTCGATGCGAACGCGCTTCCAGCCGGCATATTCGGCGCCGTCGACCGTCAGGCGCACCACGTCAGCCATTAACCACCACCTCGATCGGCCGGCCGCCGGGCACGAACCCGGGGTGCTCGATCTTGTTCCTGGCCACCACGTCCACGTCGCGCAGAGGGTCGCCGTAGGCGCGATACGCCACCACCAGCGCCGGCGCGGCCTGCGTCAGCGTTATCGTCTTGATCTCGGGCAGCCGCGGGTCTGGCAGCGACTGAACCACCTGCGCGCGCAGATCCTGCAACGCCACAAAAACGTCGTCGGCGGCCGTCTCGCTGGCCGTGTCTATCTCGTCCGTCAGCTGCTGCCGCGCTTCCAGCGCGTCCTGATAGCTGTCATACGGCTGGCCGGCGGTGACCCGCGCCTGTTCGGCGATGGCCAGCTGCTGAACCATCGTCTGCAGTGCGTCCTGTGACCGCGCCTGCCGCGCGCGCGTGGCCGTGGTGACGCTGATGGGCGGCAGCGCGTTGGTGGACATTTCCCGCAGCGCGGCGCTGCTGGATCGGTTCTTGCCGACCACCGTTGTCACCCGGTTGATCACGCCGCGGAACCCGTCAGCCAGCGCGCTGGGCCGGTTGATCAGCGTCAGCGCGTCACGCCGGAACGCCAGCACTTCGTCGGCCAGATCGTTCGCCGTGGACAGCAGGCGGTCCAGCGGGTCCAGCAGTCCGTTGACCGCCGTGTTCATTTCGCGGCGGACGAACTCGGGCAGCTTGTCGATGTTGTAGATGGATTCGAAAACCGACTCGGCGGCGTCCTGCGCGGCGTTGGCCGCCGCATCCACCGCCATGCCGGTGTTGATGATCGCCGCCGGGAACTGGTTTTCGCCGTCCTCGACGAACTTCATGGCGACTTCGCAATAGCCGCCGTCCTGGCGGCGTTCGCGCACGGTGAAATCCGTCAGGACCACCATCAGCGCGCCCATGTACGGATGCACCAGTTCGGCGGCGCCGGGTGCTTCGCAGGCGTCGATCAGCGCATCGCGCTGCGTCTGGTAGCCGGGGCCGACCAGATAGCCAGTGATGGCGAATTCGCGCGCTTTGCGGCCCAGATCTTCGCTGAACGGAACGCTTCGGTCAGGGTATTCGTGCGTGACCACTCGGCGGCCGAACTGGCTGTCCACCGCGTCGACATAGAAGATCGCGCCGCGGAAAGACGCCTGGCGATAGTTCTGCAGCCACGCAGGCAGTGGCCGCGGGGTCGGCTGGTCGCGCCGGCCGCCGAGTTCGAACGGAAGCGGTATCGTCGCCATCAACGCACCCCCGGCATGGCGTAACCGCGGTTCAGTTCCAGCGGGATGCCGCCGGTGGTGTTCGCGTCAGCGCGCGTTCCCGGCGGCAGGTTATTCAGGTCCACGGAAACTTCGACGCGCTGCGTCTGCGCCGCCGGCATGTTCAGCAGGCGGTCAGCGATCGGCGCAGCGCCTGGCACTGCGCTGGCTTGCGCCTGGGCGCCACCGCCCAGCAGGCTGCGAACACCGCGGAACGCCATCACCAGCGGATGGTGGTCGACCAGCCACTTGAACTTTTCTGCGATCCAGTTGACGGCGGCGACCGCTCCGGCCTTGATGCCGTCCCACAGGCTCGAAAACCATTTCGATATGCTGTCGATGATGGCAGCGAATGCCGATTTGATCTTGTCCCAATTCTTGATCAGGTAGTAACCGGCAGCGACTGCCGCCAGGACGCCGGCCACGATCAGCGCCGGTGCGCCGAACGCCACGGTCATGGACACGCCCAGCGCGGCCAGGTTGAAGCCCAGCGCCACCACGGCGGCGATCAGCTTGCCGCCGATGATCGCGGCCAGCGTCGCCAGCAGCGTGTTGGCTGCGCCGAAGTTGTCGACCACCCAGCTGATTGCGGTGATGAACGGCGCCACTGCGGCGGCCAGCGCCTTGAACAGCGCGACAAGGCGGTCGATATGCCCCGGCAGGTTCTTTCCAAGTTCGTCCGCCCACGCAACTATGTTCGGCTGATACCGGACGAACACCGCCTGCAGGTTTTCGGCGATCTTCGCCAGCGCCGGATAAAGCCTGCCCATCATGTTGCCGACGACACCGCGCACCGTCAGGCTGAGCGCGTCCAGCATGTCATTTAGGCGGCCTGCGCCTTCCAGCGTTTCATCGGACAGCACCGCGCCGACTTCGTGCGCCCGCTGGCGGAAGCGCGCGAGTTCGTCTGACCCTTCACCCAGCAGTGTGGCCATCTGCGCGCCATACGTGCCCAGCAGCCGTTCGGCAATGGCCGCGCGCTTGGCGGTGTCGGTGATTCGGCTAAGACGATCGGCCAGCACAGGCATCAGGTCCGATGCGTTCTTGAAGTTTTTCGGGTCGATGCCAAGGCCGCGGAATATCGGCACCGCGCGGCCCATGTTGATCTTCGCATCGCCCAAGTTTTTGTTCAGCGAGTCCAGCGCGTCGACCGTCTGTTCCGCTTCGACACCAAAGAACTTGAAAGCATAGGTGTATTCTTGCAGCGCGGTCTTTCCGATCTGCAGCCTGTCCGCCTGGTCGTTGATGGCGTCCGCCGCCTGCGATGTTCGTATCGCAAACAGGCCCAGCGCGCCGCCGGTGATGCCGGCTATGGCCTGCAGGCCAAGCAGCACCTTGCCCACTGCAAGCGCTTCCTGCCCCACGCGGTTCAGTCCGATCTTTTCGGAAAAATCGAGAACGGACCGCGAAACGCGCTGCAGTGGCTTGGTGATGTCGGCGACGCGGTTCTGAACGGCGCGAATCTTCGCGGTCGCTTTGTCGACCGCGCCAATCACGATGTTAAGCGGGAAGGTTTTAGCCATTCTGGCGCGACCTCAATTCTTCAAGGCCGCCAATCCAGAATCTAAGATCGTCGGCGTCCAGTTCGAACAGTTCGGACGGCGGCCAGCCGAAGGCGTCAGCCAGCAGGACTAGGCACCGCTGCCAGTCCGGCGGGAATTCCCCAAAAAATCGCCGATGACCTCCGCCAGACGCAGGGAATCTTCGCCATCCAGTTCGTCGATCACGGCGGGCGGTTCGCCTGCGAGCTTCGATGCGATGTCCAGTATGTCGCCGATACTGGTTTCGCCGCCCTTGAGCTTGCGCAAATCTTTGCCCTTCGGCCGGCGCAGCTGCAGTTCGGTAATGGTCCGCTCACCGAACTGGACCGGCATGTTCAGCTTAAACGTGGTGGTGCTCATACCGGAATTTCCTCGCCGGACTCCGCTTCGAAGCGGAACTGGATGTTGCCTTCCTCGGTGTTGCCGGTGCCTTCGCCGGCATACCAAGCGTGGTTGAACACGATCACCTTGCCGCTGCCGAGCTGCAGCGTTACCACCACGTCGGTGGACCCCAGCAGCGTCGCCAGGTCCAGCCCGTCGTTGTCGGTGATCTCGCCTTCGACGAATGCCAGCTGCGGCGTTTCCCGGTAGCCGTGAACGCCTTCGGCGCCGATCACGCCGTCGCGCTTCGGCCACCCCAGGTTATAGGTAAAGTTGCCCTTGGCGTTGTACTGCTCGCCGTCGATTTTCAGCGCGATCAGCCCGCCAACTCGCTTCTGTCCTGCCATCTATGCGCCCTCGCTTTGACGGGTTGAGTTACAACAGGAACGCGATCTGCGTCGCGCAGACGCGGAACTGGTTGACCAGATCCGGCGGCATCAGCACGTCCAGGCGGTTCGGGTCGCTGATGTTGCGTTCGACGATGATGTCGCGCTTGAACTGCTCGAAGCCTTCGACCAGCCCTAGCAGCTCCCAATCCTGAAACTTGGCGATCGCTTCGGCCTTCATCACCAGCGGCGTAACAATCGCCTGGCCGGGCGCGTAGCGCGTGCCGTCGTTCGCCAGCTTGTGCCGCGGGTACTTGAGCAGCACATAGTTCCGCCAGTCCCAGCGGATATACTGCAGTGTCAGCATCGTTTCGATGTCCAGATAGGACGGATCGGAACCGCCGGCGGCGTTCGTCTGGTAGGTCGTGATCATGCGTTCCACGGTCGCATTGCCCGCCTGATCGACACGAAATGTTGCAATGCCCGAATGCAGCAGCACGTTGCGTTCGGTCTGCGTGAAACGATCGCCGCGCGCGGGCGCCTTCATCCAGCGATAGGGCAGCGTCTGCAGCGGGCGAGCCGGGTCGATGGCGCCATAGTAGGCGGCAATGGCCGCGTTCTCGGCGGCCACTTCGTAGGCCGGCGTCGGCGACTTCTGCGTGGCCATCATCGTCAGGTGCTTGTCGTTAAGCCCGTCGCCAAGAGTGGTCATGTCGGAAACGCTGCCGGATGCAGCAGCCATCACATGGCCGTCGATCTGCCGAATGGGGCCCCACCGGCTATCCATTTCGACTTTCAGCGCGGCCAGGTTCGCTTGATCGCGGAACGCGCAGCCAATGATCTGGAACCATTCATCGCCCATCGCCGCGATGGCCGACGCCAGCAACGGGTTGTTGGAACCGCCATCCAGCGCCGTGATCGTCACGGTGACGCCATCGGGAAGTGTCTCGCCGTCGTAGTAGTTCGCACGTACATCGATATCGTTTCCGGTTGCGCCGGCGTTGCGAGCGACCAGCGAAACGGTGCCGGTGCTGGCGCTGGCGCTGACGGGCAGATCCGCATCCGCGTTGATGGTTGCCGCGATGGCGGCGCCAATTGCCGTGGCGGCATCACCGCTGGCCACCGGCACCCGCACGATGCGGCCGGCAATCATCAGGTTGATGCTTCCGGCCACAGTCGACGTGCCACTGACTACGATGCTGCCTGTAGCAGCAACGCCGGAAATATCATCCGAAACGGGCATGCCCCACACTTCGGTAAAGCTGTTCTGCGTGATGAACGCTTCGAACATGCCGGCCAGGACGGAACCCGCCCCGAACGCCGCTTTCGCTTGCGCCACGCTGGTGATGCGGATCAGCGAGTTAGGATCGGCGGTGCCCGATCCCAGCTTCTGTCCGATAAGCAGCGCGCGATAGGGCAGCACCTGCGGTCCCTGCACGGCGTTTCGGTTGTCGAATTCCACGAAAACAAAAGGCACCCGGTTCGCGGACGGGATATCGTTGAAGCTGATCGGCATTTACTTAACCCTCGCTGGTGCCCTTTTTCGGTTTCGCTGGCGCGGCCGCGGAGGCGGCCGGCGGCGCGTCCATTGGCGCTTCGGAAACGTCGCCATCGTTGCGGCGGCGTATCCAGTAGCTGTTCAGTTCGCGGTTTTCGCCTTCGGCTTTAAGCGGCTGCTTGGTGATCGGGTCCAGAACCACCTTGCCAGGGGCGGGAATCAACTTAGCCTGCATTGCTCAACCCCTTGACCAGATCCGAAGCCTGATCGGCCGCGGCCTGCGCGTTGTTCAGGTTGTAGTCGGTGGCCACCGTGTCCAGATCGTCGATCGGCTCGGGGTCCAGATCGTCGGGTTCGTTCGTGTAGTAGGTGGCCGTGTAGACGATCAGCAGCGCGCCTATCTTGCGCCGGCCATCGGCGCGCACTTCGATCTGTTCGCCGGCAAGCAGTATATCAGAAACGACTTGTTCGTTGCCGATGGTCAGCCTGTTGCTGCGAGCGATCAGCCGTTCCACGCGGTCGCCGAAATCATCCAGCAGATCGTCGACAGCCTCGTCGCCGCTGGCATCCAGGGCGCACACGACGTGCAGTTCCAGTTCGCGCCGGTACTCGCGCGGCGATTCTTGAAATAGTTCGATGGTTTCGCGTTCGCCGTAGACGCAGATTGCGGGCAGTTCCTGTCGCTCCCACAGCGGCATCACCCGGCTGGCGAACACGTTTTCGCCGGCGATCGTCTTGCCGCGCAGGTGTTCGGCCGCTGCGCGCCTGATCAGCTTCCGCTGCGCGCTCATGCTTCCTGCAGCTCCAGCAGCGACCCGGCGACGCCATCCGGCTGCGCTTCGATCACGCGATACCGGACGCCACGCACCAGCACCGTGTCGCCCTTCCTCGGCGCTGCAGGCAGATCAGAATTGCGGATTCCCATGATCGGATTCGTCGAGCTGATCGGTGCGCCGGTGCCGGGATCGACGCGCAGGTGCGCGTCATCGAAAACGGCCATCAGCGACAACGGCGAACCGCCGGCGGGGGTGTAGACCACCCCCACTTCGTTGAACGTGCGCACGGCAACGCCCAACATGCGGTTCGCCATGTCGGCCCAGGCCATTACGATGCGACGCGAACCACGCCATCCAGGCGCACGCGGCCGGTGGCGCTGGGGTTGGCGGCCTCGGCCGCGGCGACACCGATCAGGGTGTTGCTGGTCGCAGTGGTGGTGACGTTCTTGGCGGTGTTGTCCCAGTAGACCGCAGCGCCCTGCGTCCACGCCTGCGCGGACACCTTGGGCAGTTCGTGAACGCCAACGGCCATGCCTTCGAACTCGGCGCCCTGCGCGGCGGTGTTCTGCGGAACCACCAGCAGGCCGCCGATCAGCACCGGCGTGCCGGCGGTGACGCCGCCGGTCGGGGCGACCAGCGTCAGAACATCGCCCGGCTGAATGTAAGTGCGTGCCATTTTCCGATCCTCTTGTGCAGAAGTTCAGCGGGCGCCGAAGCGCCCGCGGTGATTACGCGCCGGCGTTGGTGGTGGCGCCTTCGCAGGCAATCGCGCCGACGCCGTAGTCCAGCCGCACCTTCCATTCGGTGCCGTCGACGCGCCAGCCTTCCTGCGACTCAAGGAACGGCGACTGCTGGCCGTCCAAGAACGCCACTTCCAGCACCGGCGCGACGGCAGGATCGGCGAACAGGTAGCGGCGGGTGCCGGACAGGCGCGGCGTGTCCACGATGTCGCGGAACAGGCCGCGCACCTTGTTCGGCTTCATGAACTTGTTCGCCGAGTTCGCGCCGTTCACGCCGTCCAGATCGTACTGCGAATCGTTGATGACGCGCGCTTCGCCGCCGAGACTCATCGGCACCAGCAGGATCGCCGGGCGCAGGTCCAGATACTCGTTGCCGCTCAGATCCTTGATGCTCGCCATCGTCTGCCGGTCGCCGTCCAGGCCGGCCACCGACAGCGCGGACCCGGTGCCGATGTTGTTGCGGCCGGCCCGGTTGTGGAACAGCGGGTTTCCGTCCTGCAGGTTCGGGCCAAGTCCGCCATTCAGCGCCAGCGCGGCATACACGTCGGTTTCGATCGACAGGCCGGCGGACCGGCCGAACGCGGTGGCCAGGCCGTTGAACGCGCCCATGTCGTCGTTGATCACCGCTTCGCGGGTGATGCCGATGATGTTGCCCTTGGTGCGCGCGCTGATAACCTCTTTCGCGCCATCGGGAATCTGCTTGTTCTTGAACTCGCCGTGCTCGTTCAGCGAGTCCAGCGGGCCGAAGCTTCCCAGTCGGTAACGGTTGTGGACGCGGAAGTCAGACACGCTGCCGACGCGGCAGAACCGGCGCCAGGTGTCGGGCGCAGTGGCGTAGGCGGCCAGCAGCACCTTGTGCATGGTGTTTTCCAGCAGCACCGCGAAATCGGACGTGCCGTTGTAGGCGCCGCGGTAGGTGAACGCCCGCGCCACGATGTCCATCGGCATCATGCCGGCGGTTTTCACGCCGCGGCGTTCCAGCGACATGCGGGCGATGTCCAGCATGCGCAGGCCGCGAAACTCGCCGCCGTCCAGCTTGCCGTCCTTGTCGACCAGATGGCGAACGCCGGCCTTCTCGAAAATCCAGTTCCGCGCGCCTTCGATGAACTTTTCGTCAGCGGTCTGTCCCGGTTCGATGCGGTGCTGGCTGCGGGTGTCGGGCTGTTCCTCAGCCTGGCGCTCGGCCAGCTTGTCGATGATCTGCGCGCGCGCGGCGTCGATGGCCACGCCGTCGTCGATCAGCTGCTGCGCCAGCTCGTCGTCCAGGCCGGCGGCGCGCACGGCGGTACGGATATCGGCCGCGCGCTGGCGTTCGGCCTTGGCCGCTTCGTCGCGGGCAGCCTTGATGGCGGCCGCGGCGGCGTCGTTGTCGGGGGTGGCGCGCTGTTGCTCCACCGCTGCAGGGGCTTCGGTCGGCATTTCTTTGTCCTCGGTTTCGGTGGCGGGGGCGCCGCGGGTGGTGATCTTGACTGCGTGCATGTTCTGGTCGGCGCTGCGCACCTGCGCGCCAGCGTCGAACCCGATGGGCACCAGCGAGACTTCCGCCGGCTCCCAGTCGATCGCGCGATAGGTGTCGGGCTGGCCCTTTTCTTCGGCGCGGATGCGTTCGTATTCGTGGACCGTGTAGCCGACCGAAATATTGCGCAATATTCCGTCCTTCACGTCCTGCACGATCGGCGCCACTTCGTCGCGGTTGCTGAATCGCACCACGGCGCGGCCCTCGCCCTTCTCAAGCCACGCGCGCTCAACGACACCGATCACCGCGCGGACGCCGCCATAGCTGCGGTGCGCGTCCAGCAGCGGCGACGCGCCGCTGTTCAGACGGTCCATGCGGACGTGCGCAGGATCTAGGGACAGTTCTTCGTAGTAGTCATCGGACCAGAACGAGCGGCGCAAGCCCTTCGCGCCGGTGGTCCAGGTGATTTCTATCGTGCGTTTTTCTTCGTTCCATGTGCCCGGCAGCGGCGATGCGCGCAGCTGCAGCATGGGAAGTTCGCGGGTTTCGACGGTCGCGGGCATTCCAAAAGCCTCTTACGGTCTGCCCGCATAATAGCTGAAAATAAAACAGCCGCCAATTACTTGGCCTGTTCTTCCTCCGATTCCCCTTCGTCTACGGGATTATCATCGTCCGTCTTGGCAGGTTCTTCGGGTTCATTGTCGTTCGCAGCGGCCGGCTTCGTCGCGCCCGCCGACCCCGCCGGCAGCGCGAACCGCGGGTCGCAGTCCAGTTTCAGCCCGTTCGCGTCCAGCAGTTCGTTCGCTTCCGCGATCGCCTCTGCCTGTTCAACGGGGTCATAGCCCAGCGCGGTGATCTGCTGCGGCCAGGTGGCGAAGCCGTTGCGGACTTCCTCTTTCATCGCCGCGATTTCTTCCTTCGGGTTCACCATCATGCGCCGCGGCGGCACCCACTCGGCCGGGCAATCTTCGGCCAGGACACCGGCGACTTTCGCGGCGTCGTTGAACCACCGCCACACGCCGGCGCAGAAACCGGGGATGAACATCTGCCATTGCCAGCGGTCGATCCGGCGCTGGTAGTTCTGCCAGCCCATGCGGCCGCTGCTGAAATTCACGCCGGCCAGGTCGCTGAACACCTCATAGGGAACGCCATAGCCCGCTGCTATTGCGTGCAGGTTGATCCAGGCGAAATCACGATAGCCGTTCACGCCGGGCGGACTGGCGAACGAAACGTCGGTGCCTGGCGGCGCGAAGTCGATAAGACCCGGTTCCAGCCGTTCGGCGATTTCCACTTTCTTGGCGGCGGCTTCCGCGTCCGGCGCGGTGAAGAACACCGAGAAGCAGGACGCCACCTTTTCGCGTTCGATGTAGGCGTCCTCGACTTCATCGAAGTTGCGCAGGCGCAGCATCACTGGCGCCGCCCACGGCACGCCGCGCACCTGGCCGGGACGGTCCATGCGGTAGACGTGCAGCACGTCCGCGGCCGGCACGAATTCGGAATTCATGTGGCGCAGGCCCGTGCGCGCGCCGGGGTGTTCCCGGTACAGCCAGTATCCTTCGACGGCACCGGACTGCAGCAGCTGAACGCCGCCGATGACCACCTTGCCGTCGAACACGCCGTCTTTCGTGTCGTCTAGGAAGTCGGATTCCAGCACCTGCAGCTGAAACGGCAGCGGCAGTTTGGCCGCCGAATTCCGCCAGCGGCGCCGCACCAGCACTTCGCCGGATTCGACAATGGCACCCAGCGCAAGCGCTTCCAGGCCATAGATATCGTGAACGCCGTCGTAGTCGATGGCGCGGGTTTCGCAGTGTTCCTTCCAGGCTTCGGCCGCGCGGCGGGTGATCGTCTTGTTCCGGCCCTTCGGCTTGGGCTTTATGCCGTAGCCCACCGTGTTGTCGATGATCGATTCGATGGCTGCGCTGGCGTAGGGGTTGTTCCGGCGCAGATCGCGCGCACGATTGCGCAATAGTCGAAGCGCCGGGATGATCTCGCCGTTCGCGTCGCGGCTGCCGGTTTTCCAGTTGTCGGTACGGCGGCCGCGGGCGGCGCCTTCGAAGCCGCGTTCGTTGATCAGCTGCAGGCGCAGTCGGCTGGCGGCGCGCCGCGCGGCGACGCCTGGCGCCAGCGCAGCGATGGCCTGCTCAAGTAGGTTCACGGTACGCGCAGCCCCTTCGAGAAGTTCGGATAGACGATGCCGCCGCGGCCGGCGCCGGTGTCGCCGTCCAGGCCCAGGTCGCCGCGCATGATGCCGAGAATGCGAAGCATTTCGTCCAGGCTGCGGTAAGTCACCTGCTTGTCGGCATACTTCACGGTCAGCGCGCCTTCGGCGATCGCCGCTTCAAGCGCGGCCACCTGTTCCAGCGTGTAGGCCATCGGATCACCTGTTCCAGTAGGTCGATTTTCGGCGCGTGATTTCGACGCCGTTCACTGTCTGCGCCGGTGCCGGTTCCGGTGCCGGCGCCGCCGCGGGTTCGGACGCCTGATCAGCTGCCGCAGCTGGCGCGATACCCATGTCGGCTTCGATCCGCGTCCATGCCGCATCGTCCAGCCTGTCGATGCCGCACAGAACCGCCAGCGAGCGGGCATAGTTTCGACAGTCCAGCGGTTCGTTCCGCTCCCTGATCTTCTGCCACTGCGGCCGGCGATACCCGCGAACAATGCGCACCACCAATTCTTCGGCGGTCAATCCCTTAAAGAATTCTTCGCCATATTGCGGAAAATGGCAATAACCGTAAGGAAAATCTTGTCCGCTTTCTTCTGTTGGTCTTTCCTGTTTCAACCACCCGTAAAGTTCCGTTTTTAAAATATTTGTCCCGACCGGCCACTGCTTTGCACCGCGCTTCTTCCGTTTCCCGCCCGTGGTGATGTCCACCGCCTTCGGCGCGCCGATCGCTGTGGGCAGATCGTCCTGGCCGCGGATGGCGATAACCCGGTTGGATGGCCACCGCCGAACCCACGTCAGCACGGTGCTGGTGTTGTACTGGGAGTCCACCGCCAGCATGCGCAGCTGCATCGGTACGCCACAGGCATGCACCCAGCTTTCCGACAGCAGCGCTTCCAGCTGGCGCCACGGGCTGTTCGTTCCGTCCAGATCGGTGATGTCGCCGGGGAAAATCCGATAGTCGATCGACCACGATTGCAGGCGCCGGCCGTATCCGACGATCTCCACTTCGATGCGGTCTTTCTGCACGTCGGCGCCGGCGAATAGGAAGCGCACCCCCGCCGGTATCGAATTCGTCGGATAGTCCTCGCGCCGGTCGTACAGCCGCTGCCAGTCGGGCGCGTCGCCTTTCCCTTTCCACGTTTCGCCCAGCACCGTGTTGACGAAGGTTTTCAGTTCTTCGATGTTGTTCTGGCAGGCTTCCCATTCGGCGGCCAGGTGCGCCCAGGTGGCGTTCGGCGCGTAGCTGTACCCGGCCCACAGGTGGAACCCCGCGTGCCCTTTGAACGGCTGCGTCGCCACCCAGCCAACACCCGGCTCGCCGGCGCGCTGGCGGCGGTCCGCTTCTTCGATCATCCAGCTTTTCTGATGATGGCCGATCCACTCGCCGCAGTGTTCGCACAGGTAGCGCGCGGTTTCCGGCTTGCCCTTTTCCCAATTCAGCTGTGCCCAGCGCAGCACCTGCGGCACCTGGCAGAATGGACACGGCACCCGGTAATAGCGCTGATCGGACATTTCGAACCGGCGCGCGATCCGGCTGGTGATTTCCAGCGTGGGGGTGCTGCCGGCGATGATCTTGCGGTTCCAGAAGTTCACCGTCCGCCTTATGCCAAGACTGATCTGGTCGCCTTCGGCACCGGCCGACTGCGGGTATCCGTCCACTTCGTCGAAGATCACCACGCGCCGCGTGACGCGCCGGAAGCCGCGCGGGCTGTTCGCGCCGACCAGCTGCAGAACGCCACCGGGGAACGACTTCAACAGCATCGTGTTGCCCGAATCGCGCGCCTTCGGATCGGCTACCAGTCCCTGCAGCGCCGGTGTGTCGCGCAGCATCGGCGCGATTTCATCTTTCGAATACCCTTCGGCATCGTCGAGCGTCGGCTGCACCACCATGATCGGGCATGGGTCTTGGTGCATGTAGTAGCCGACAACGTGGTTGATGATTTTCGTGTAGCCCGTCCGTGCTGATTTCATCCACGTCACCGATTCGACGCGCGGGTCGGTGATCGCATCCATGATGCCGCGCTGGTACGGCAGCGTGTGCCAGCGGCCGGACTCCGCGCTGGATTCCGACGACAGCACAGCGTGCCGATCAGCCCATTCCGACAGCGACAGTTTCGGCGGCGGCCGCCACAACTGCCGCACTTCCAGTTCCAGTGCGTCAGCTTCCATCGGCGATATCTTCCAGCGCTTCGCGCACCAGTTCGTCGATGATGGCAATTTCGTCGACCGTCAGGTGCGGAATGCGACCCTTCGCCTTCGCGCCGACGCCCAGCAGTTTGTTCCTGGCGGCCACCACCTGGCTGGCAAACTTCACCTTGAACTCGGCGGCGTTCACCAGCTTGCCGGACTTTTCTTCGTACTCGAGCTTTGCCAGTCGGGCTTTGTAGACTTCCGATATCGCGCGGGATTCGGCGATCGATGGCGCACGCGCGCCGACTGCCGGCGGCGGATCGGATGGCGGCGCTTCGCCGCGGGCGGCTGCAGATCGGTTGCGGCCGATCTTTTGGTTATCGCGCTGGAAGGCCGGGTCGGTGTTCGCGTGGAAGGCCGCGCGGGCGCGCGCCGTGTCGGTGATCACTGGCCGCTTGCGGCCACTGGTCAGCGTCTTGGTGCCAACCACGTCGGCCGGTATGCGGCCGCCGCTGATCGCCTTGCGCACGGCCTCGCCGCTGACGCCGATCAGCCGGCCGAACTCGCGCAGGCTTACCGCTTCGGGCATCGTGCATCACGCCCCGCCGGCGATGGAATTGGAGCGTCCGGGTCGGTGCTGCCCCGCCGCCGCGCCGGTGGACCCGGCCGCTGCCTGCTTCGGACGCTTGGGGTACTGCTTCCGCAGTGGTTCAACCTGCGCGCGGGTGTCGTCGTCCAGCGGCATCAGGTACTTGTGTTTTGCCGCGTCGAATACTCGTTCGGCCTTCGGGTCGACGTGCTGCCGAATGTAGTTCAGCCCTTGATGGCCGTATTTCGCATAGACGCTGCGGCGGTGGACGACTTCGCCGTGGATACGCAGCGAACAATCCACCTTCGTGGTGCCGACGTATATCCAGTTTCCGGCCTGATAAATCCCGCCGTGGTGGCCCTGTTCTCGGTCGGCGTAGGACACGATCAGCCGCAGGCCCGGCGACTGCCGGCGCAGGAACCGGATAGCGATCGCCACGATGCGCGAAACCGGCGTCACGTGGTCGCGCAGCGCAACCCGGGTCAGTTCGCACACTTCGGTCTGCTGCAGGTTGTACGGTGACCCGATCTGCGGCGTGGCGCCGCGGGAGAAGATCACCACGCCGATAAACCGATCGCCCTCCCATGCGCCGACTTTCACGGTCTTTCCGGCCGGCATGCAGCCGCTGTAGTGCCAGCGCTTGCAGGCGTGCTCGGCGGCTTCGTGCGTCGCCCAGTCGATGCGCAGATCAGGGCGCGAAGTGGTGGCCACAGTTCGGACACTCCACCTGTTTTTTTTCGTCCAGTCGGCCCTGCTGCTGTTCGCCGGCGGGCTGGAAGTCGGGTTCTTCGCCGACCACCAGTTCGGCCAGTTCGTCGTCGTCGAAGCCGATCACCGACAGGTCGAACCCTTCGGTGGCCAGGTCGGTCAGTTCTTCGGACAGCAGTTCGAAGTCCCAGCCGGCCGACAGCGCCAGCCGGTTGTCCGCCAGGACGTAGGCACGGCGCTGCGCATCGGTCAGGTGGCCGAGCGGGATCACCGGCACGTCGGCCAGTTCCAGAAGGTCGGCGGCATCCAGGCGGCCATGGCCGGCGATGATTACTTCGGTGGTTTCGTCCACCAGTATCGGGTTCAGAAATCCGAATTCGGTGATGCTGGCGGCGATCTGCTTCACCTGATCGGCGCTGTGCGTGCGTGCATTGCGCGCAAAGCGTTTCAGGCGTTCACGCGGCCACAGTTCGATGCGGTCCGCCATTGCTGTGATCGTTGCCAATTCTCGCGTCCGGCAGCAGTTGTCAACCGTGATTCTACCAGTTGCCAAGTATTGCGCAAATAAGCGCGGCCGGTTTTATTACTTTTCCCCTGTGCATCATTGCGCAATATCGGTTTTACCGAATGATCATCCGTAATCGTCCTGCGCGGCCGATATCAACCCCAAAAAAACCCTGGCGCTAGATGCGGAACGCGGTTCGAATCACC